AAATATATAAAAATATATAAAAATATATAAAAATATATAAAAATATATAAAAATATATAAAAATATATAAAAATATACAAAAGTAAATAAATCAGGTGTTTTACTTTCTCCGCTTTAGTGTATATGAGCGATTATTATCTGGTCTTTTTCAAAGGGAATGCGTTCGCTGCGTTTGGCGACTGGTTCGGGGGTACCAAAAGTATTGATCGCTGTGGTCCTTACACAAATAAAGCGGATGCGATCGCGGCGTCCAAGCAACATGAACGCGCCTGTATTGTCTATCACGCCCGCAATCAAATTTCGCTCCATTCTCAAGAGGGTTATGTACAGCAGGCTGTTCCTGATCTAATGAATTGGGCAAAGGCAAACATTTCGGTACCTACGGTTTTAGTCGCCAATGACGGTATGCTGGAGAAAGAAAGCGAGGGAAAAAAATGGGCTATTTCGAAAATTAAACATGTATCACATAAAGTCGATTTTACTGAATATAAAATTGCGGTTGATACTTTGACGAAATTAGTTAGCGCCACGGTTGCAGGAATGGTTGGGAATATTCCGGGCATTTTAAATGCGGTATCTGGTCTCACGATTGATATTTGCTATGGCGAAGATGTCAAGAAAGAAGATGATGCGTGGATCAAAGATATAGTGGATCACGATGGAAATAAAGGCATTTTGGTGATGAAAGCCTTAACCGAAACCTCCGTGAAAAAGAAGTTTTTTGGCAAGAATGAAAAAAAACTCTCCATGACCGGCTTAGTCTGCATTCTGGTGCCTTTGACGGCGGACGCGAAGAGCGAATGCGAGAACATTAAAAACAAGCACGCTGCTAACATATTAACACAAATTGAGAAAGAGTTTGATTTTGCGACCGCGGGTGAATAAGTTTTTGTGTCTATTTAGATATACACAAAAAATTGAATTAAACATATATAAATATTGTTATATTAATATAAGATACACTATGGCTTCTAATCGAAACAAAGGAGCTATGCAGAAGCAAAATGCCACCAAAATTATCGGAATTCAATTCAGTATTTTATCCGCTGAAGAAATCCGAAAAGGGTCCGTGGCTGAGATTACTAACCGCGAAGCTTATGTGAATAATAAACCTGCCATCGGCGGTTTATTTGATCCGCGGATGGGCGTTTTGGATCCCGGTCTTATTTGTCCCACCGATGGATTGGATTATATGCAGACACCTGGTTATTTTGGCCATATTGAATTGGCGCGACCATTATTTTATATTCAATACCTCAGCACGATCATCAAAATTGCTCGCTGTATTTGTATCAAATGTAGTAAACTCTTGATCAGCAAGAAAAAATACGAGCATTTGCTGAAAATGTCCGCCGAAGATCGGTGGTCGGCCGTCTTTGTTTACGCGAGTAAAGTTAAGCGTTGCGGCGAAGATATTGACGACGGCTGTGGCTGTAAACAACCAAGCAAAATAAAAAAGGAAGGATTATCTACTCTTGTCGCTGAATGGGAAAATGTCGAAGGAGCCGGCAACGAGAATGAGAAGCTGGTCATGACATTGACCCCCGAAATCTTACTCAAATGTTTTCGCCGCATATCAGACGACGATGTCACCTTCATGGGCTTTAGTCCGATTTGGTCGCGGCCTGATTGGATGATTTGTCAAGTCTTGGCTATTCCACCACCCGCCGTCAGGCCTTCCGTCAAGCACGATTCGCAGCAACGGAGTGAAGACGATATAACACACATTATTGTCAGTATTCTCAAAGCGAACAAGACTTTACAAGAAAAAATTCAGGCCAACGCGACGACAAACGTTATCAATGATTGGACGATTCTTTTACAATATTATGTCGCCTCATTGATTGATAATAAAATTCCCGGTGCGCCGCCAATGTCCCAACGGTCGGGCCGGCCTTTGAAATCTATCAAAGAACGGCTGGTCGGCAAGCACGGGCGGGTGCGCGGAAATTTGATGGGCAAGCGTGTCGATTACAGCGGCCGCTCGGTCATCACGCCTGATCCGAATTTATCGGCAACTGAATTAGGCGTACCCATGAAAATGGCGAAAAATTTAACAAAGCCAGTCTCGGTGAATGCGCGCAACTTGAAATTTCTCGAGAAGTTGGTACGCAATGGACCGGATGTTCACCCGGGTGCGAAAATTCTCGTTCGAAAAAATGGCGACAATATCTCTCTGCGTTATATCGATCGCGACTCGATCCAACTCGAGATCGGCGATATTGTTCATCGGCATATGATGGATGGCGACTGTATTCTCTTTAATCGACAACCGACTTTACATCGGATGTCGATGATGGGCCATATTGTCCGCATCATGCCCGTAGGCGATACCTTTCGTATGAATGTCGCCTGTACTAAACCTTACAATGCGGATTTCGATAAACTTCTCTGTCGAAAACAGGAGGCGTGAAAAGCGTGCTACCTCCTAGTCGATTGATTCTTTAGGAAACAACATAAAGAATAATATTTATATATAGTAATGGAACCATCAAAACAACAAAGACTGTCAAACGTTATATTAGACGACCCAGCCGAACGCTATTGCGAAATTTACAAAATAACGAATCTTACAACCGGTAAGATATATGTTGGACAAGCGGTTTCGCATATATTAAACCATAAGAGATACAGACCTTACGGACACGACGGTAGATTTCGATGTCATATATCAGAAGCTTTCTCGACCAAGAAGAACCAATCACATTATTTAAATAACGCCATCCGAAAATATGGTGTAGCGGATTTTGTGGTTGATTTGATCGAATGTTGTGAAATGAATGAAGCTAATGATAGAGAAATACACTATATCAAACATCATAACAGTTTGTTTCCGACAGGATACAATCTAAAAAATGGTGGCAGTGTATTTACTCACAGTGACGAGAGTAAAAAACGTGTTTCAAATGGTGTTAAAAGTTATTTTAAGGATAAAAAATTTGAAAGGTTTAAGGATGTTAAAGAGATCGATGATGATATCGAGCAGTACATTAAACCTTTGAATCGAAATAAAGAGCAATACGGCTGGTATGTTTATATAGATAGAAAGAAAGCAGATTTTGGTGGTGTCCATATTTCCTTAGATGAAAGTAAAGCAGAGGCTAAGGAATTTATTATATATTTAAAGAATCAATTGGCGAAACATCTTGCAGCGGGAAACCCCTGAGAGCCCTAACTACCACCTTTTATGAGAAATTGTAAAAGGGAACACGGTTAATAGCCGTACCCAATGGTAATAATGTTAGGGATTGGGCAATCCGCAGTGCGACTACCTAAATCCGCTATGATAGGATATGGTAGCCCTTCAACGACTGAACGGATGTTGGTGAACAATGAAGGTCTAATCAACCAGAGTTTGCTTAAGATACAGTCTGGCCTTTAGTGAAAGCTAAGGGGTGCTCATTGGGAGATGAGATGAATTTACATATGCCACAAGATATAGAGAGTGAGTCCGAGCTCCGTCATTTGGCGGCGGTGCCTTGGCAAATTATAAGTCCAGCCAACAATAAATCCATCATTGGTATTTTCCAAGACTCGCTGCTCGGGTCTTATCAATTCACACGCGAAAATACTAAATTCAATGCGCGAGATGCGATGAATTTATTGATGGCCTATAATAAAGTCGATGTTGAAAAATTGCCGAAAAAAGATATTTCAAATTTTAATATCTTATCCCAGATTCTGCCGCCCTTTACGCTGCGCTACAAGACCAAGCGTTTTGGCGACAAGGAGGATTACAAGACATCCAACAATGTCTTGGAAATCGTGAACGGGACTTATATGCGGGGTCAGCTCGAAAAAGGTGTGCTAGGTGATGGCACGAATGGGCTCATTCATCGTATATGCAACGATTACGGAAATAAAGAAGCTATTAATTTTGTCGATAATTTACAGAATATTGTGACGGAGTATATGAAAAAAAATGGCTACAGTGTTGGGGTCAGCGATTTGATCGCCAACAAAGCCACGAATGATGCGATTTCCGATATTATTGTCAAAAAGAAAATGGAGGTCAAATCACTCATAGACCAAACACATTTGGGTATTTTTGAAAATAAATCGGGCCGCACGGATGAACAAGAGTTTGAAATTCAGGTCAATAATATTCTCAGTAAAGCCGTCAATGACGCCGGCAAAATTGGCCGCGAAAGTTTGAACAAAGAGAATCGCTTCGTCATCATGGTGAATGCGGGATCGAAAGGCAGTGATCTCAATATTTCGCAGATGATTTCGTGTTTGGGTCAACAAAATATTGACAACAAGCGTATTCCGTATGGTTTTGAAAACCGCACGCTGCCGCATTTCACGAAATTTGATGATTCGCCGACGGCGCGTGGATTTGTCGAAAATTCCTTTATTTCGGGATTGACGCCGGCGGAACTCTTCTTTCATGCGATGGGTGGTCGTATTGGTATTATTGATACGGCCGTCAAAACTTCGCAAACGGGTTATATTCAGCGCCGTTTGATTAAAGGTCTCGAGGATCTGAAAGTCGAATATGATATGACGGTGCGTAATAACAAGAATAAAATTATTCAATTCTCGTACGGGGACGACGGATTTGATCCGGTCAAGGTAGAGTCGCAACCGTTGCCATTGGTTCAAATGTCTCTAGAAGAAATTTACAATCATTATCAGATGCCGATCGTGTCCGCTCCTGGCGTTAAAACCAAGGCGGATGACGTGTATGTGGCTTCCTTTACCAAGCCCACGCTTAAACGCTTGGCAAAACAAAGTAATGACTTGGCAAAGCGTTCAAAAGAATTAATCAATTTCGCGATTCAAGCGCGCACTGGTTTGGCCAAGAATGTGTTTGGCTACCGCGACAACAAGAGTGTCAATATGCCAGTGTCGTTTATTCATACAATTAATAATATTCACGGCCAACAATTTATTAATGTAAACTCCTTAGTGGATATTACACCTCTGGAGGCTTATGAAATTATTGATGAAGCGTATAGCCGGTTGATGGCGATCCATTATTGCCCGCCGAATGATTTATTTAAAACTTTATATTACTATTATCTTACGCCGAAAGAGCTCTTGATGGTCAAGCGTTTCAATCGCAAAGCCTTGCTGATTTTAGTTGAACATATTATCTTGACCTATAAGAAAGCGATCATCGCGCCAGGTGAAATGGTTGGCATGATTGCCGCTCAATCGATTGGTGAACCGACAACACAGATGACGCTAAACACTTTCCACTTTGCTGGTGTGGCGAGCAAGTCGAATGTCACGCGCGGTTTACCGCGCATTGAAGAAATTATTTCACTCTCTGAAAATCCTAAGAATCCATCGTGTACAGTGTATCTCCACAAAACCGAAGAATGCGACCAGGATAAGGCAAAACAGATGGTGAATAAATTAGAACATACGCAGCTGCGAGTTATTGTGGCAGCCATCAAGATTTGTTTTAACCCGATGAATGCGGCAAAAAATGAAGACGACGATATTATGCGCACATATAATGAATTTGAAAAAATGATTGATGAGTGTAGTGGCGAGACTAACGAAGAAGAAGAAGAGGGAGGCGGCAGTGAAGCCGACGCGCTGAAATCAAAATGGGTGATCCGTATGACGATGAATACGGAAGAAATGTTGGATCGCAACATCACTATGGATGATGTCCATTTTGCGATTACAAATACCTATAGTGATCAAGTCTCGTGTACCTTTTCCGACTACAACAGCGATAATCTAGTCTTTCGGCTGCGCTTGAATAAAGCCTTGGGCTCGAGCAAGAAGGCATCGCTTGATCAATCTGACGAAATCTATCTATTGAAAAATTTCCAAGAGTCGTTATTAGATAAGTTAGTTTTACGGGGTATTAAAAATATCAAGAAGGTGACACCGCGAAAAATCCTGGATAGTTTAATTATGGAGGATGGCAGTTTCACGAAGAAAGAAACGTGGGTGCTTGATACGGTGGGAACGAATCTAATGCATTTACTGAGTTTGACAGACATTGATGTGACACGGACGTATACCAATGATATCCAAGAAATTTACCGCGTTTTGGGTATTGAAGCAGCGCGTCAATCGATTTTGAATGAAATATCTGAAGTGATTGAATTTGATAGTACCTATATTAATTACCATCATCTGGGCATGTTATGCGATCGCATGACATGTAATGATGATATGGTGTCCATCTTTCGCCATGGCATTAACAACGACAATATTGGACCAATCGCTAAGGCCTCTTTTGAAGAAACGCCGGAAATGTTCTTGAACGCGGCGCGCCATGCGGAGCTAGACACGATGCGCGGTGTCTCGGCGAATGTCATGTGCGGCCAAGAAGGCTATTTCGGAACCAGTGCGTTTCAAGTCATCCTGGATTATGATAAGATTACACAAATCAAGCCGGATGAATTTGAAACCGAAGACACTGAAGATATTATGGAAAAAGGCTTTGACGGCTATACGAATACGGACGATATGTGTAGTATTGACAAATTGAGTATTGCGACATCGAATATAAAGCCGGCCGATATGGGAGCGGATGATGGCTACGATGTAGATTTCTAAATTTATATAGCTTGTATAACAAAATTGATTTAAAATTATTCATATTTTTTACTTTAAATATATGAATAAGACCGAAACGATGGAAATAATGTATAATTCGACGTGGGGTGGCTGGCAGCCGTCGCAGAAAGCCCTGAATATGTATTATGAACGTAAGAAAGCTGAAGATTCAGATTTTAAAATTGTGTGCTGGGCCGATATCGAACGCGATGATCGTGTGTTGATAGAAATTTTTCGCGAACTCGGCGACGAATTTGATGTCGATTGTAGCAAGACTAAGATTCGAACGATAGATAAAAAATATGAAAAGTATTACCGTATAGAAAATTACGATGGAAATGAAGATATAGTTGTTGAAGTAGAACGTTATCATTTGGATCTTGTAAAAACAATTTTACAAAACGAGCGAATGACTGATACAGAAAAAATAAATGAAATGAAAAATGGGCTAAACATATAAGCAAGCAGCGCTTATATTAAATTCTTTACTCTTATTTTTTTATCGCCTACTTTTTTATCTAATTTTTTAATGACTGGCGCCGGCGAAGCAGCAGGAGCAGCAGGAGGAGCAGCAAGAGGAGCAGCAAGAGGAGGAGCAAGAGGAGCAGCAGGAGGAGCAGCAGGAGGAGCAGCAAGAGGAGGAGCAGCAAGAGGAGGAGCAGGACGAGCAGCAGGAGGAGCAGGCACTACCTTGAGAGTTTTCTTGCGCGCATTTGCTTCAGTGAGAGAAAATTTAACAATAAAATTAGCGAGATTATTCTCGGCTGCTCCGCCCCGCAGCTCGGTTTGGATTGTCTCATTGCGGATGCTCCCAACATCGATGGCCCGCGTATTGTCAGGATTTAAAATCAGCGTATACACTGGAGCTAATTGCGGAACAACCGCTGAGACTTTTAAAAAATAATAGTACGCTGTTTCTTCGGGCGTATGCGCTACCATAAATCGGGAGTTGTTTTCCATCAAAGAGGTTTCGGAGATAAAGACCAACGGAATATTATAGCGGATCGCCAAGATCCAGACATCTAAAATAGTCGCATAATAATCTTCGCTCATAATCATGTCGCCGAGCGACAATTGTTTTTTTGTAATTTGTCCCGCCAAAATTTTCTTACCTTGCGCGCGCAAGATTTGTATTAATTGTTGCCCATATTTTGTATATAATTTTTTATATTCTTCGAATAGGACTTCTTTCAGTTCATTCTGCGTGAGTTCTTTGTCTGCTTCGTTCTGCTGTTTGATAAGCGTTAAAATCGCATTAAAAGAGCATGCCGCAGGCGTCGAGAGATACACTTGCTCTTTGCTATTTATAGGAAAAACCGCCGCCCAATATTTATTTGCTATATATTCTTTCATACTGGTATTGCATGTACTGGGTTCCACATTTTCTTGGTCGTTCGCTTCCACTATTTTCTCGTAGGATTCTACGTTCGAATAATTTTGCGCAAGGATGGGTTGAGTCGTATCATATGTATTTTTTTTTATATATTGATTCACTTTGGCAGGGATAATATTTTCAAAATAGTCTTGTGTTAACAACGATTGTAGGAGAATGATTTCATTCTCTCTGAGATTGTATTTTAATTGGGAAAAAGAAAGCACTGCTTTGGGATTGAATATAAAGGTTTTGATCCGGCTGTAGCGAACAATTTCATCGGCTAATTTTCCATAATAAAACGTATCGTTCGATTTTTCATTTATTAGATTGGTTTCGGGAATCAGCAGCGAGCAAGTGCCATCGGTATTTTCTTGGCAATAGGCCTTATTCGCGCAATTCGTATAACAATTGGTGATGGTTTTCAATTTCATCAAGTCCGCTTCAGCGTAGGCATGAAACTGAATATGCGGAGCCATTAACTCGCGCAATAAAGTTTCAATACTACGCAGTTTCTTCAAATAAGGTTGCGACGAGTTGGTCTTTTCTTCAATCTCTTTGCGGGCATCGTTATGCTCATATTGCCCGAGCAAATAGCGCGCGGTATTACGAAACACATTATAAAATTTTGTTTCTAATTGTATTTTTTTAATATAATTAACACGCTCTTCGTCCACAGTCGTCGCACTGCTGAGGGTCGCATCTGCCGAGGTATAAGAAACATTATTCATGATTTTTAGATCATTGCCAAATGTATCCTGTGTAGGTTCGGCAATCGCTACAAACTGATTGGTCATGGTTAAAATGCCTACAATTAGGCCATCTTCGATAACTTTCATATAGGGTTTGCAGGGAATTTGCCGCTTGGACTTTGTATAGACTTGCTCTAAGAAAGCCTTGGTCTCTTCGTAGGTCATCGTAGAGGCCTCTTCCATAAAGACAACGTTGTCGAACGTAGTAGACGCAGATAAAGCCGACACGTAGCAGGGAATAAACCCTTTGGTATTATCCTGATTGTTTATTGCGACTACGCCAATAATTTTGCTATCATAATTCATCACGTTCTGCTGGATGGTATAATTGAGAATTTGTAATTGATGGCTAAGTTTCTCGAGTGGAATATTTTTTTCAAATTTATACACGTTCGGCATACTCGCCATGGGCGCGCATTTGTTATTTAAAGTTGTTTTCACAAGGGATAAAACATATTTGATATTGGGCATGGTATCTTTGTACATGATATTAAACGTTCGCGTGATTGTTATTTCATCTTCGGTTGTTTTATACGCATAAATCGGTTCATAAAAGTTATCTATTTTTAAAAGCACAATAGCGCTTTTTTTCGCATCAAAGAACGACGACGAATAGTGGTTTGACGGGCAAATTAATTCAACATTATCGGTAATATCTTTTCGACTTAATTCAATGATGACTAGATTGATCCCATTGGGGAACAATTTGGGATTCGGCTTACAGATTAAATCCCAGAGATATTCGTAATCAATTTCGACTGTATCGTCTTTCAAATAAGCCAGAAAATTCGTATAGGCGCGGGCAATTTTAATTAAAGCGCTCATTTCGGAGGGTTTTGTTTTATCCGCGCGTTGATACAGTTTCGAATTCGTGGTCGAAAAGACCTCAGCATATTTCGCCAGATCAGCTGCGTCGGTTTCCCCTGCGCTATTTGGATAAAAAAGTTTAATAAGATTGCCATTTTGGAGGGTAATAAAATTATCAATCGACAAGGTTTCGCTGAAGATCTCTTTCATGCGTTTAATGGTGGGGCGGGTTTTTTCTTTGTGGACACTTTTATAATTTTCAAACCAAATATCAGCAATACAGGCGATAAACGATTGATTTTGATTTATTTCGACACTGTGGCGGAGCAAACATTCATGATTTTGTTTGAGATTGGTATTCATTTCACTAATTTGACATTTTTTATTATCGGTATGAAGAAACTTTTGGACCGCTATGGGCAGATAACCAAATCGGTTTTCTTGTAAGATCGGGAATTTATCTGGCGCCAAAATATATTCGTCAATCTCTTCGGCGGCCTTTTTCTTCTTGCGTCCAGGTTGAACGACAATCGTATTATCTTTGGTACATTGGGAACGGCGGGCTGTTTGCGTCGGGCCGTCCCAGGTTTTGAAACAACACGGTAAACATTTGCCTTTTTCGGGTTTTAAAAAACCGGGGTAATGGGTTATGTATTCGTTATTCTTGAGATGTTCAATCCCATAATCATTAAATTCAAAAATTTGTTTACCGGCGGGTACTTTATTTCCTGGCGTTTTTTTGGGGATAACCAGATTTTTGTCTACCTCTGCTTCATTTAAGCTGACATTTTTTTTTAAATCCCAATAACGGGGGCAAATATACCAAAATTGTTTGCTCGGATTAGAACCGTACTTGACCGCTTCGCTATAAGACCCGGGATGGTCCTTATCAATGCGCTCTTTTTCTTCGTCAGTTAATATGACGGGATGGCGGCGCCGATTCATTTGACAGTCGGTGGCATAAGAACTAAAGTTTTCATTCCCTGTATCCGTGACAAATAGATTTTTATCTCGTTTGCGCATACGCTTTTCAAAAAGACTGGGATTGGCTAAACTTTGTCCGGTAATATCCGTGTCTAAAGCATCGTCTTCATCTTCCGCGTCGCTGTCTGCTTCGCTTGCCGCGTCGCTGTCTGCTTCGCTTGCCGCGTCGCTGTCTGCTTCGCTTGCCGCGTCGCTGTCTGCTTCGCTTGTACTTGCGCCCGCACCCCCTTCCTCTTCTTCCTCCGGCTCTTCTTCCTCTTCATTATAGCCATAGCGCGCCAAGAATTCGTCTTCATCCATTAATGCTTCCGCTTCTCCTTCGTCTGCTTTCGCTCTCTCTTCGATTATTTCCTCCGGCTTATTGAATACTAATTCTTCTGCCACAATGGTCATCTGTATGTTCTCCGCATTGGGTTGTTCAATATGCGCAATAATTTCGTCTACTTGTTCTTCATCTTCAGTTTTTTTTCCGGCACATATACGTTTAATGGCCGTTCGAGAGACTTGTGTACTCGATTTTTTTTGGGTTATGCGGATTAAAGTGTCGAGATAAATCGTCAAAGTTTTCAAATAGCCAATATGATTGATACCCGAGACATTGATCATGACAATATCGTTATACGGTTGCTTGACGATGGTTGTTAAAAATCCTGGATTGTTTCTTTTTTTCATCTTCTTGTTGCCTGCCTGCATGACTTCTTGCGCTCGTTTTACTTCCGCATATTTTTCAATGGCATCTTTCTCGCTCAAATTAAAATTGGTCTGTAAGACTTTCACGATATCGCCGTCCGAATAACCCAAGTAAGGCTGCGACATGTCTAAAATCAGGGCTTCTTGACTTTCCATTTCATTATAGTTAGAGACGCGTTTGAATCGCAACATAATTCCGTTGGTCAAGTTATCGTTAATCACGTTAAACATACTCGTTAGACAGCCTACGATTTTTTTTAATTTGATATCTTTTTCAATTTGAATGTTCATCGCAAACTCGATATTTAAAATTTCGTGCGTATTCAGATCGACAAAATTCGCCAAAAGATAACCGTCTTGGGCCAAATAATCTCGCACCACATTAATAACCGGATTGACTTCTTTATTCAGTAATTCGTTAATGGATTCAACCGACAAGCTCGTATTGAAATTGGCTTTGATCAGGATACTTCCGTCATCGTTGAATTCGCAGACAATTGGTGCAACCGATCCAGTTTCTTCTTCGTAATGTTCAATATAAACTGCGACACTTTTATTTTTCCCCATAAGTTTATCCCATTTGAAAATCGCACCCTTATCTAAATACGGTATTTTTTTGCCATTCGTGGCAATTTTGTCAGCATACAAGCGATAAATATTTTCTTGTCTTTTGGATAAATTCATTTTAATCAAGGGAACATCCTGGGTCGCATGGATCAATTTAAAGACATTATCCAAGGGTAAATGGAATGGTACCGGTTGATGAATTGTTAAAATAATCGATTTAATCCCTACGTCGTTGAATTTCAGCTCGTCGTTTCGCTCGGCATAAATATCATAAAACAAGTTGACATTTTCAATGTTTTTCGTAAAGGTGGGCGTCAACATGGCTTTGGTTTCGCCCAGAAGTTCTTGCTTGCGTTCGCTGAGTTGTTCAAGCGTAGTAATATCCTTAGCATACAAGTAAGGAAAATATATTTTTAAGGTATTCGTTTCGGTCAAGTCCTGATTATATTCAGTGCCAAAAGCCAAGACATCTTCCGCCAGACATAGATAAATGGTATTATTCAATAACGCGCCTCGATCCATGAGAATATTTTTATTGGTTGTGGTTATAATCTCGTCGGCAAATTTCTCGAGAAAGGGGTCATAAAATTCCGCCAAATAAGGATTGACAGTAAAAGGATAATCATCTTTTAAAGAGACTATTTTTTGCCCCAACGGTTTATAAACCATACACTCGGTTTGCTCCAAATTTAAGGCATGTATGTCATCATATGTATAGACATCTTTGTTGGGAATAGATGCGACATCAAATTCATCCACATTTAATAAAAATTGAACCAGTCGTTCTTTGGTTAATTCAAGTTTTTCATTTTGCGTTAAATTCTGGTAGATGGCAACGGCTTTGAATTGTTCCGGCTGGACCATAAAAAAATACAGTTCATCAAATGAGGCATTTAAATCATCCATTAAATGAAAGAGCAATTTTTTTTTAATAATTTCAATTGTGTCATCTAAATGTATGCTTTCGGAGATAAATTTAACCTGAATTTCATCGGCCAGAATATCATCCCTTTCTTCGGGTGTAAAAATGGCATCGAAGCGTTTATCGGCTGGATTTTTTTGAAATAATTTATTTAATTCTTCGCCATTTTTTTGGGGTCCGATAAAAACATAAATGAATTTTACCGTACCATTTATAATATGGGATATTTTATACATATATATATATATAAAGGTATAAATTTATGTATATTTAATGCGTTTTAATCTAATTGTGGCCATGTGTCGCAATAATGGAATTGGTTATAATGGTCAATTGCCGTGGCAACTACCGCAAGATTTACAATATTTTTCGTTAGTGACTAAAGGTGAAGGGTTAAATGCGGTTATCATGGGCCATACCACTTGGCAAAGTTTGCCTACATTCAAAGAGAAACCCCGCGGCTTACCCGAGCGTGATAATTTCGTCTTGTCGCATAATTCGAGTTTTGACATGTTGATCAATCATCAACGGTTAATAAAAACATTTCAATCCATCGCTGAGTTGGAAAGCTATATTGATCAAAATAATACCTACGAAGAAGTCTGGGTTATCGGCGGGGCGAGTATTTATAAACAATTCTTGGATTTAAAGAAAATCGATCGCTGTTATGTGACGTATATTGACAAAGATTTTGTTTGCGATTCGTTTTTCCCCTTGGATTTTCGACAAGCGCTCGGCTGGAAAGAAATCAAACGCAATGAAACGTATGACACCAAATATGCGTGTAATGTCAATTACTTGGTATATGACGTTGTATAAAATTCTATAAATCAAAATACGGATTATCGTTAATATTTGTCCCGCAATAGCGTTGGGGTTTTTTCTTATAATCAACTTGGTCGTAAATGCCGATTTTAGTGGCTTCGCCTAACAAAAATTTGAAATTGCTCCAAAATTCTTCTTTATGGCCGATACTTTTGGTGGCAATATGTGATAGCTCGTGAATGGCGACGAAAGTTAACGTATTTGGGTCAATTAATTGATCGCCTTTTTTCTCAGTATTCAGACAGAAAGCGATTTTCTCACCTTTGTTTTCGCTATAGGCGGTATATTCACTCGTCGGCAATGTCTCGGTTATCTTCTTGGGATTGTAGCCTTTTTTCAAACGTTTCATATTTTCACGGGTAGGATAAGTTTTATAACAATGGTCGACCAATTGCGACATTTTTTGATTGACAGTGGCTAAACGGTCGGCCGCTAATTCTAACTTACTTCGATCTCTCACGCAGTATTTTTTCCCGTCGACGCCAGAAATAATACACTTCAAATTAAACATATCTGAATCCTGGTAAATTTTTAAGCAAATGTAGAGTAATAAAGCAATCATCGCATAACCACATAAATTTAGATTCATTCTATATACTCTTTTAAGAAAAGAATCGACCCAAAGGTTTTTATTATTGTACACCATGGGTCATGGTTAGAAAATCTTGTAAGAAAGTCTCACTCACCTTAGCGGCGCCATCTAGACAAGTGTTGATATATTTGGCTGATACGGGTTGTGTTGCGGCCTCTTTTTTAGTTAACACGTATGGGGCCTGCGGCCGAAAATAAAAGATTTGGTCGCTCGGGTTGAGTTTAGGCGGATGATGCTGATGCTGATGCTGAGGCTGAGGCTCTTCATAAATAAACGCAATCCGTTCTTGCTTAAGCGGTTCTAGTGTGTATAATTTCTCTCGGGTTTGTAGTTTGGCTAACTCGTCCGAGTTTACTTTGAATAAAATACCATTACACTTACTATGCGAGACTTCTTTGACACCGAAAACTTTATTTTTGGCGCCCATGACATTAAGTGAGCGTTTTAAACCATGAACCAATACCGGCCAAGCCTTTTTCGGTTTTGTGCCTGTTTTTGTATTTAGTAAAGCGCCATAGGCGAAAATATACATATATAAATAGTGCGTTTATTTTTTCTGTATCTTTAATAAAATAAAAAACTAATAGTATTATATGTACACAATTACCCCATATACGTATAAACAAGCCAAGAAATTGGGTCTGGTCGTCAAACCGTCGACAAATAAAACGAAAAAGATTGATGTGTATAATAAAAAGGGTGAGAAGCTAGCGAGTGTAGGCGCGAATGGTATGAACGATTTTCCAACCTATATAAAAAAAAACGGTATGAATTATGCGAAAACACGCAGGCGCTTATATAAGATGCGGCACGAACGCGATCGGCACGTGAAAGGCAGCCGCGGCTGGTTTGCGGATAAACTGCTCTGGTAGGGCTGCTTTGTATACCCTGACCCTCCCGTACGGTTTTTATAATTTTGGCTTTAAAATTATAAAAGAAGTTTCCCCTTAATTAGGAGGTATATTTATTGAGGGAATTGGGCGGCACCACTGCGCGTACCGATTTCTAAAGGTAAACGCATGAGGTCCGGCTCAATGGTAGAATTGAGCCAGGGGCTGACCGACGCGGTAGGGTTGGGCGGTTCAGAGCGCTCTTGTAAGTTTGCATTGCGTAAAGTGCTGCCAATCGTATCAATCCCGATCAAACTGCCGGCTTTCAATAAATTAACATTTTTGAAATCAGCGCTGCCAGCGGGATTGAGTTGAGCCCATTGGCTGTTAATATCTCTAGGTAGGAGCTCGGACGGATCGTATTGCGCATTGGCGCGGGGCACTGGGGCTAAACCATAAGTCGAGGTGGTTGATCCAGGAGGTACACTGGAAAAAACTTCATTTCCGCCAACAGGCTCAGATGCGGGAATAGCGGCGCCTGAAGCTGGTCCAGCCGAACCGGCTACACTGGTTGAGTTGGGTACATTGCTGGGCGTGTTGGAATAGCCATCGCCAAACCCATCGCTGTATTTCGTTTTTCGGCCAGAATATTGGATAATGGCAAGTGCTAAAACTAAGATACCAATTAAAGCAATAAAATGGTGAGCTTTAATGTTTTTCTGTAAATCCTTTAAGAAACTCATTATATTAAATTAATGATAAAATATTTTTAGCAGAAGTGTTTATTTATTTTTAATGTTTATGCTAAATAAATATCATTTAATTTTCATCATCAGATTCATCATCATCGGAAATATCAGCGGAATCATCATCTTCATCAAATAACATATATTTTGTCTTAATTTGTTTGGCCTCTAAATAAGCTTCAATGGCAGCTATTCTGCATTGTTTTGCCTTCTCTCTGGCTTTTTTATATAATTCACTATAAACGTCATTCGGGTTCTTTAAAACAATCGAATCGTTCGCAACTTGGTCAAAATCAATCGTGATTTCTTCTATATCTTTTCTTACTGCTACAGTAGGTGGCTCTATAGATACAGTAGTTGGCACCACCCTCGTAGTAGGCACCATAGTAGTAGTTGGCACCACAGTAGTAGTTGGCACCACAACTTTTATTTGGTCTACGCCCATTTCTAGATTATCTTTTTGTCGCTTGATTAAGCAGGATGACTTTTTCCCCGAGTTGCCAATAACCATTACTTGGACTAATTTCAAAGAAATTTCAAAACTGCGTGAAGAAAATTTAACACCTTCGAACTGAATTAAAGGGATAATGGATTTGTTCGGTTCCAAACCATCTAAATCAAATCCGATTTCATTTTCATCATAGGCGATACATTTATTGCCTTTGCCTGTCTCGGTAAAAACGCGCATTAGCATATATTTTCCAGACTGATAAAGACGTGTAATTTGTGTCATCATGGTTTCAATATCGTCGCGAGTTAATTCGGTCTGAAACCATAAATCTTTCTTGGAGTCAATAATATCCTGACAGGTATATTCGAGTTGCTCTATCCAGTGTAATAATTCATCACTTTGTGCGCGTTCAAACATTAAGTCTAAATATTTCCCATTTTTAATCGGAACGACACCTTGTTTTGTCAAGCATTCAGGTAATTGTAGGCACAGCGATTTATTTTTCTCACCTACATTAAGCTGAGTAAAATAAAACCCCGCATGGCCATTTAAAGGTTGTGGATCACCTAAAGAAATCGAGGTAAAATTAAAATCTGGTCTAGCTGATACAATTTCCATTTCCGGTTCTGAATCCATTAAAAAGATAAGAGAAAAATAAGCATTATTTGAGACGCAATACTTCTACAATACAATAAATAGTAGAAAAAAAGTTATGTTGGTATATCAACAATGATTAAAAATGCATTGATTCAGGAATGTATGGATATTTTAAAGAGAGATGATGTCAAAAACGAATTTAAAACTTTTATAACACCAATTATAGATATTATTCTCGTTCAAATTAATCCTTATTTATATCTTTGTATGATGTTCGTTATTATTAGTTTTTTATTACATTTAGGCATTTTTGTTTTGCTCTTGCGTAATAAACCTTTTAATTTAAAAAATCATTAATTTTCTTTTGTTAATGTATAAACACGATGGTTAAAAAAGGAAGACGTTCAAGACAAAGAGGCGGCGAGATGACTGGGCGATCCATGGCGGGTGGGCACTCACCGAGCCCCCTTACCCCGGGCGAGTATAGTACAACTGGTCAACCGTATGCGGCCAGTAATACTATTAGCGGAGGTCGACGCAGCCGCCGCCGTAGCGCCAAACGTGGACGAAAAAGTAAGAAAGGCGGTGATGGTGGTGTTATTGCCACGGCCGCCTTGCCTTTTGGTCTTTTAGCTTTACAGCGCTATTTTAAAGGCAGCAAAACATCAAAGAAAGGTGTGGCGAAAATGGGGCGCTCTTTTAAGCGCACTTTTCGCCGCCGGCATTAAGCATTAGTTTATTCAATGATAATAATTTAGATATAAATTTATATTTACATTATTAAATGAGTTTTGAAGAAAATATCAAAAAATGGGTTGCTTTAGATAATCAGCTAAAACAAATGACAGAAAAAACCAAACAAGTGAGAGAGGATAAAAATACATTAGAATCAGGGATCATGAGTTATGTCGAAACAAACAATTTGAACAATGCGACGGTGAATATTTCCGATGGTAAATTACGCTTTGTGTCTTCTAAACAAACCGCACCGCTTACCTTAAAATATGTCGAGCAATGTTTATCTAAATGTATCGGTAATCCAGCTCAAGTGAGTCAAATAATGAAAATCATTAAAGACACACGTGAAGTGAAATATTCGGCCGATATTAAACGCTATGGAAATTAAACTAATATATATTTGTGCGAACTCTATGCGAACAAATTAATAACACAAATATATATAAATGCTAGAATACTCGGAGTTGACTGTTGTACGAAATAATGATGGTACTGCAACCGCATTAGGATTTCCCGTGAATTCTTTTATGCTTCAAAATAACAAACCATTGTTTGCTGGTGGAAAAAAAACAAAACATAAAGAGGAAAAAGAATTAGATTATGATACTTTAGCCGTTCCGGCAGGGCTGGTTTGTATGACGGAAACCATATGTACAAATACAATGGACGCAAATACAATGGACGCAAATACAATGGACGCAAATACAATGGACGCAAATGAAATGGACCCAAATACAATGGACGCAAATGAAATGGACCCAAATACAATAGACCAAGATGAATTGGTACCCGAAAGTTTATATGATAAATTATTCGCTTTGGCTGAATCCAAACAAGCTAAAAAACTTACACGTCGAAAACAACAAAATGAGAGAAAAAAGAAAACACATAAACAAAAAGCAGCAAAGAGAAAGTGATAAAGCACTTCGTTTATAGCATACTCCAATTGTCATGATTAAACGGTGCCATTTCAATCTGCGACAATTTACCGCGCCAATAATTTACTTTATCGTCAAATTGTAATTCGCTCGTGTTTTTGAAATAAAATGGTTTGTCGCGCATTAAATCAACTTCTTCTTTATTAATACCTGGTTTTGGTCCATAACAATTGACACCATAATTCATACTGGGATCATAAATATAACCACCGTTAATGCCCGGGCGACCACAATCTTTCTCGTGGCCTTTTATTTTTTGTAATTTGTCCCATTTGTCTTGTTGGGTAGGAAAAAAGGCCATTTGATCATCAGACCAACCATAAGTACACCAATCGGCTCCCTTAGCGTATGCTTTACTAACATCATCGTAGGTAGCCAAACGCGCGCCATATGCCTTACAAATAGCCTTGGCGTCATCATACGTATATTTATTTTCAGGTAAATGAAAGACTTGCTCATTTAATATTATTTTTATTCCATCATCTCCAAGCTCTGTAGAAATTTCCTCATCAGTTGAATTCATTAAAACATTGAGTGTTTGTAGTAAATCAATACCAAAAATATACGAAACGCCGTTCAATAACAGTAATACAATAAAAAGGAACCATAAAGTTGTTTCTACCAATACCTTGATAGTCGAAGCACCGCCATCGTCATTATTGCCTAAATCCGAAAAGACATAGTAATAAATAATTATTAATGCTATAACACCGATCAATAACATCGGTTCAACGCCAATATATTTATTTTGTAATTTACCACTTAGTTTATCTATTTCTGATTGCTGATCCATTTGTATATATTAAATGTGTTATTTTTTTTTGCGTTGCTATTTTTTCCGGTAAAAGAGACAATATGAACGTGGAGAGATAATATTCTCTTCATTTACTTCATTCACTAACGTATCATTAAATTCGTACCATTTACCATTAGCATTTTTTACATACGCCGTGTAATGGCCACCGTGTGCGCCGCCACCATGATTACATACACCAAATAAATCATACACAAATGATGCCGCATTATACCCTTTGACATATTTGGAAAAATCCGCATTCTTTAATGGCGCCTCAATTACGGTATGGTTTTTTTTGGTATAACCATTCCACCGCTTTAAATCGATAATCATGACATTCGGTAAACTCCAAAAACTTATGCGTCTTTGCGCATCTTCTTTTTTATTTGTTTTTCCGTTAAACCACGCATTGCCATTGGCTTCCGATAAAATTTCTGGTTCACAATAAAGATCAAAACAATCGTATAACGAGGCCTTTGGGATATCGGGCAAGGAGAGACTGAGTACCGAAAAAGGTTCTGGCATGGCGCTTAAGGATTCATTTGTCGTATTTGAAATAATCTCGGACACGTGAATCCCATAAAAAATATTCAACATTTCTGAATATTCTTTTTTATACATGTTTTTCATCATCGCATAACAAATCGTAGCTAGCTTATCTGTTTCCGTTTTTGTTTCGCCGTTGATTTGCATATCGACTTCCCGCGCTAAAGCGGTATGAAACGCATCGATCAGAAAAAGCAAAAATTCTTGAACATCATTTTGATCATGCCCGGTAAAAATATCGCGCTTTTTAATCGAGGCAATTTTTCGGATAGTTTTTACAAAACCGTGGGGAGCAACGGTACAATTTGTACTCCACATGAGTTCACGCAATTTATCCCATTCAAGTAAAATGACGGAATCCGCGACCCGGTTGAGTTTTTTCTTATAATCCCCTTTTTTAATGAATTCGTTTAATTCGTATGTGTGCGACAAGACTTGCATACACGAATTCAAATAGCAACTATTGCCAACATTAGTAAGTCCGGTTAAACCTTGATTTGCATACTCATTGAAGAGAGAAGATTTCGACATCTTTTCTTTTATTATGGTAAATTGTATTTAATATATAATTTACCATAATCGCATATTCTTTATAGCTGTAAAGCTTCCGCAAAGGTTAAGTAAGACCGCTGATAGGGGTATTGCCAATGGCCGCCATTTGGACCTTTCCCATATCTGGCCTTTCTATATATTTTTTCGATATCGCCTACATTTTTAAATTGTAGCTGTTTTTCTGCTACAATGGCAGTCCGCACAAAAAAACAATTTACGCCATTTCGATTACAATATATAAGTGTATAATTGTATTTTTTCCCGAGTTGTTCTAAAGCGAATAAAGAAGCGCCAAAATAATTGGAACCATCCCAGCCGCCATTTTTTTCATATTTTATTATTTTATCTTCGGTGGCCAAGTGGGTGGCATTGTATTCGCAAATGATTATATCGCACGTATAATGGTCCAATATTTCTTTTAAACAATAAAAATCATTAAAGTCAATATCGACGGACAAGACATGTATGGTCGCGGGCACATTGTATTTTTGAAATAAACTTACGATATTTTCTTTTGTAATGAATTCTTTATGTAAATTGATTGCGAGGTTTTCATTTCCGCCATCCATTTGCAATCCGCGCCAATGATATCGTTCGCGGAGTATGCGAGTATTACATTCAGTGCCGTCGCCCGTGCCAAATTCAACATAATTTTTCAAATTATGACTCGCATGGTTGGCATAATTATCGTAATCATCGTAAATTAACTCTATTAATTTCAATGTAATACCATCTTCCCCATTTTGAGAAAAAATTTTACATTCATACTGATCTAAATCCATATATGCGTATATATGGATTTAGTCTTTATATAGAAGTAAAGAATTTTGATATTGCGCTATTTCCATTTTTTACATTATTTGTATGTCGTAGGTAGGGATCAAATAAAAGTGCTTTGACTTCTTTATTACGCAGTGCGTCTTCTTTGTCTTTGTATTTCTCTGGTTCCGGATATTCTGCGTGTAAATCTTCCAAGGCTTTTTTCCAGGAACGTAGAGTGTGGCCTTTTTTCTTCTTGAAATCTTTCATTTGTTCCAAGACAAGCGCAAAGAGTTGTTGAACTGGTTTCATAATTTGGTTGGTAATATAAAAGGCATAATTGATTTTTATCTGCGTCTTGTTGGCCAAAATATACTCGGGTGTTTCAATTCGTTCGCCTTGTAAAGCTTTCTTGTCAGAATTTTCAATGTAGACAAACGGGATGCGATCGCCTACGCTTGGCTTGTTGCCTGGATCCCGCCGCCCAATGCGATCCGCCAAGACTTTGTGCGCAATCTGGGCGGGATTTTTATAACCGGACCGCAATGATTTGGTAATGACTAATTTTTCCATTGTATATTTTTCTTCTACCATTTTTTGTAGACAACTCTTCAAGAATTCCGCTGCTTTTTCAATGTCATTTTCTTTCATGAGAATATCAATAATGCCGCCGTAAATATCTTTTACAATCGGCGCATTATCCCGCCGTTTTAGCACAATACCCATGGATTTGCGCTTCCCTTTATACGCGTCATCTTCATAGAGCATGCCGACATAACGTTTCTTGGAAAGCAAACAGAAGGGTAAGAAGGTTTTTTCGTATTCTAAATCATGCGGTTTTTTTAAGAATTTCGAGGCTAATTCGCCGGCTTGCTTGGCCAGTTCAATGGTGATTTCCAAGGCTTTTTTGCCAATGATGGGCTGCCCTGCTAAATCTTCGAGATTAAAGCGGAAGAAGACAGAGTCCGTATCCCCATACACGTATTCTGCTTTGGTTTTCACGTCGCCATAATTTTTCGTTGGCACGATAGCGTCGGCGTACGCTTCTTCAATGACCCTCTTGCCATAGATCAATAATTTGCGGCCAATAGCGGTGGTAGAAGCCGCGCAATCTTTTTCATAAAAGGAACTGGTCTTGGCACCCGTTTGGCCATAAAGCGAATTGGCCGTGACTTTAATACTAAGCTGTCGTTTATCTAATATATTTTTCATAAATTCGTCTTCCGTCGTTTTGATTAATGTGCGCGTAGCTTTTCGCGCAGCCAACAGTTCGTGTAAAATAGCCGGCATCACGGCAAATTGACCATCGGGATATTGCGCGTAGCGGCAGAGTTTATAACCAACCTTGACTTTTTCCATCCCCGCTTTTGGGTTGCCGTTTTTCCGTTGCCATTTATAAGTGTTGTAGGTGATGTCGACATACTCGTAGCCGGGCATTTTGTCATACATATAAACACCCGTCGCGGGATCTTTCTCGCCTGTTTCTTCGAGTACATTACCATTCAGATCATATTCTTTGGTTAGCACTTTACTATCGTGTGATATATTTTCACTGATCATACTGGACGGATAAAGGGAACTATAATCTAAACATGCCACCGGTGTTTCCAGATATAAATTACATTTCGGTTCTAGCACTGTTGCGCCTTCATACCCATCGTCTGTCAATGACTTTTCAATGACTGGCATGAGCGTGTCTTTCTCGCGGCATTTCTTCGCAATGTAGCTGGTCAATTTTATACTTTGTCCACGCATAACGAGAAAGTCCATTGGCACACTACAGAGCGAAGCCATTTCACTGTAGCCGGTCAAGACATCGATTTTCCGCATTAAATGGTGGACCAAGTTGCAATCTTGAATACAGTATTTGGCAATAATAGCGCGTTCTTGTGGTCCTTCATTGGTCATGCGAAAGATGTCTTGGGGCGTGACATCATCTTTGGCTAAACCCCAGCGGACTTTTTTTGTTATAATGTCTGGCGTTTCTTTGCCACAGATACAAAAAGTCCCTTTCGCTCGATCAATATCCTGTACTTCAAATTTTTTGCCGTTCTTGTACTGGTCGCTTGTATGGGCTTCCTCTTCAAAATTAATGAAGCTGCCGTTTTCGAGACCCGTCAAGTTTTTGCTGTAGATCTTGGTCATTATGTCGGAGCCCTCTTTCTCTATATACTCCAGCTTTTTTACATCATCGCCAATAAAATAGCCCGACACATAATCGAGTTTGTATTGGGTGAGCTGATAGTCGCGGCGGAAATAATTATAGAGATCGATTTGTAAACGTCCTGTCATTTTTACAAATTTTATATCATGCTGGCCGCTGGCAATCATGAGTGTATTTTCTTCAAGTCCTTCTTTACCTGTGCGCCAATCCCGCTTTAAACAGACCTCATTTTTGTTGCGCGATAGTTTTAAGAAAGCCCGTTCGCAGCCGAGTTCTTTGGCCCGCAGAAACATGAATTGATAATCGAAGCCAAAGATATTGTAGCCGATAATAATATCCGGATCTTCACGCTGAATTAATTTGGTCCAAGCGAGCAGTACTTCTTTCTCGGTTTTATAGCTTTCAATCACGGCATTCGGCACCGGATTACATGTATCCCGCGCAATACAGTGGTTTAAATAGGGTTTGTCCTCACCGTAGCGCACAAAAGTGGAACCGATGAAGGTGACATTATCGCCTTGCAATGGGGGAAAGATGGATGTGAGTGTACGATTTAATTCGACTAATTTTGTATCGCGAGTCGCATCCGCATCGAGTAATAAATCGGTTATAAGACCCCGTTTTTTGTAGGCCTTTGGTTTGGCTTTATACGCGAGCCAGTTATTCGGCTCGGCTTCCACTTCAGAAGTACTCGTATCTTCTTTTGTGTCATCCTCCTCTTCATCATCGACTGTATTCGTTTGTGATTGATATTTTATATCGACGAGCCCGATATCTAATTCAATATCGGTGGTAATATAATTGGCGGGTTTGATTTTTATCCATTCATTGAATTTGGTTTCCACTATTTGTTGTGAAACTGGTGTAATGGGGTAAACAGCGTCGACGGCCAAGCTTGCGCCCGCTACGCTTGCGCCCGCTACGCTTGCGCCCGCTACATAGCCAAACGCAATGAGAATGATCGCCTTGATAAAGTCGGGTTCATAATTTACATGTTCCGCACACAAGTCGATAATGTTCGTAGCCAATTTTTTATAATTTTTTACCGGCAGTGGGAAATCGCCGTGGCTACTGCTGGCTTCAATATCAAAACTACATATTTTGTAGGGCACGATCGTTTCTTTTTGGGGGAGGGGAAGGATATCCTGGTAATCAATACTGAATTCATAATCGCAGGAAGTGGCTTTGTGATGTAAAATTTTGGTTTTATTGCGCGGTAATTCAATCCAACCCGATGGACTGATTTCTTTAATATGAAATAAGCGCAATAAAGGTGGTATTTGGGCTTCATATAAAATGGTTTTGTATGGTGTTTCATCCTCATCATCTAGCGTGAAGTTATAACCTTCTGGATTTAAACGGTATTCGGACTGCGGGTTGGCTTTGGTATACCACAACCCTTTGATTTTTTTCATTGCGGCTTCAGTGCGAAATCGGAATAGTACAAAATTATATTGTTTGCCGCCATCAAACCCATATAACTTTTTTTGTTTAATTAATTGGGTCGAGACAATTGCGGACGCCGAAGGTTCACCTACATCGAAAGCTACTTGTTCAACAAATTGAATTTTATTGTCTTCCGTCCATTCATCGCCGACCTTGACGTAAAAGAAGGGTAGGTAGTTTTTCACATTAATACAAGCGGTTTTGCCTTGCTCATTCACACCAAACATCTGAATACTAAATACTTTTGTGTTCGTATTGTCGATTTCGTCAACTATACTGACATCGCTTGTTTCAAACGATAAAAGGCGAAATGAATCGCTCATTTTCAAGGTAGGTTGTATACTATAAATAGAATACATTTAATTCAATTTTAATTTTTTATATTAAAAAAATAAAATCACATGATTGTTAATGTTTTCGTCGCTTTATTGTACGGCGTTTGCTACTGCGTTTGCTGCTACTGCGTTTGCTGCTACTGCGTTTGCTGCTACTGCGTTTGCTGCTACTGCGTTTGCTGCTACTGCGTTTGCTGCTACTGCGTTTGCTGCTACTGCGTTTGCTGCTACTGCGTTTTTTTCCACCTCCGGACAGGGACTTGCTATTTGCCAAGTTATCCACAGCCTTTAACATGGATTTCAAATCGCGACCACCCATATAATCAACGTATACAGGATTACCGTTATTATCATACGTAATCGTACCAATCGTCGGAAACCCCCTGATCTCATTCATATTTTTTGTCTTGCTCATGACTGCGCTTAATTTTTTTATAGCGGCTTCTTCTACTTCCACGATGGCGATATTTTTATTGGTATACTTCTTTTTGGCCTCCTCAATTAATTTTTTCCACGGTCCAGCCATTGTTTTACAGTGGCCACACCAAACCGCATAAAACTTAATAAATATGGGTTTTTTCTGTTGAAGCATCGCTAATACATCCTCTGCTTTTTGCGTAGTTATCTCACTCGTGTTTATGTCTTTTTTATCATCGGTATCATCTACGTCGATTTCTTTTCCATCGGATGTAATATGTGCGATTTCAAGGCCTTTTGTTGTCATAATATATACATTATTTAGAGATTAAAATATTTAATTTTATATATATGTATAAATTACTTGTTATTGGTTTAATATTTCTCTTGGGTTTATATTTTATATACAGATCGAATGATATCGAAGCCTTTACGGATAAAGATGACGATTATAAAATAGCCGAAAAATGCCCAGATGTCCTCATACAAAAAGGAAGCTCCTTATTTCTTTATAATTCTAAACGCGCCAATGTGCCTGGTATAAATCCTATCCGCTTTGAGAATTTGGAAGAGTATGTGGAATTTACAGAATGGCAACGCAGCCAAGGCATCTTGTGCCCCGTTTTATATTTACAACATGCGTACAATGCGCAAGGGGAACCAGTTTATAAAGCACGGCCTAGCCCAACTAACCTTAAGGGCGGCCAACCGGATTATTATGTGACATCCGAAAGCTTGGCTGGATCGATACCAAATATTATGCCTGGCTCGATGCCAAATATTATGCCTCCTCCCGCCAATTTTCCGGTACAAGGCTTGTATGGCCAAAATAACATTGGCATGATACCTCCTGCGCCAGGACCGATGCCTAATATCATGACCACTCCTACAAATTACGCAAGCTTTGACCCTCATAATCAAACAATAGGCTTAGATACACCCTTGGATAAAATGTTTAATCAGACACAAGGTGTAAGTGCGAATCCTATGGATAATAATTGGGGCGGCGCTGAATATACCGAAAATTTAGTGAAAGCTGGCTATTTTAAAGACGACGAGGCGTATATGTCGCCTGCTTAATCTGTCTCTGCTTAATCTGTCTCTGCTTCGTCTGCTTCTGCTTCGTCTGCGTCCGCGTCCGCTGAGACATTATTCCCCGATACATCTACCGTTTTTTTCTTATTTATACCCACCAAACCTTCCACAACACCAACTTGAAAGCGAATTGATTTAGCAACAATATAAAATCCTAGAAGACAGACGAGACTATACCCAATAAATTTATATAATTCATCAAATTTCATCGTCATATATATTATGTATCGACCTTAATAATCGAGCGTTTAACTAAAAAATCGTAAATCGCATTAATACATGGTTTTGACAATTTTTTGTGTTGATCATTTTTATTCGTGGTTGTAATATCATTTAAGCATTTTGGATCGGCATGTAAAGCCTCGAGGAGCGCCGCAAATGTGCTAAATTTATGCATAATAGCCGCGGCCGAAGCACAGCTTACATTCGGGATTTGTGCCAACATAATCTCTCCTATATTTTCGGGCGTGATGTTGTCTTTCTTCGTGCGTTTACTTATGACTTCGGCATAACTTGTTGTACTGCCGGCGCTTTCATTCGCAGAGACGCTTGTGCCTACGTAAAACGGCACTGCTTGCTGTCCTTCTTTTTCCAATTTACTGGCAAAATGAAGCAACCATTCGGCGGATTCTTCTAAATTCAGGGTCCGATGTAGAGAGAAGCCTTTAAAAAAATTAATGCTAACCATCGCGGATAAGAGCGCTTTCTTATCGGGTAAACCTTTGAATGGTCTATAATACCGCAAGTCGCCTTCGACGAGATAATAAATTTGGTGATTGTGGAGTTCGCATTGATTTAAGCGAAAACCTTGTTCTTTATAACGGCCGTCGCGAATACTGGCAGCCAAATCCGCTAAACTTTTTCGTTCAATGATGGCTTTCTCTCGTCCTTCATCATCGCAGAGAATAATATCGCCCAATGGTAAATTTTCAGATACCATTTTGATTTTACTTTTATCTTCGTCTTTTAATAACCCGCCTAAAAGTTCGATCAACTTAATCTCTCGATAATCAATTTTAATAAGCATATTTAATGCTTATTAAAGAGTAGTACTTATATCTTTTTTTATATTTTAATACATTAACATCTCGGTCTGACCGGGTTTCCACCCACTCCTGTACCGCAAACAATATTCTGAACAATAACATTATAGGCCGTGGGGCAGAGACACCCAACACGGTTAGAATAGATGGCACTCACTGAAGCCGGAATACCTACAGTCGAGGGTAAACCTTGTTTCTTGACACCACCAGATGTATTTGTTTGATTAATCAATAAATCGGTATATCTTGCGCGCCCATAAACGTTATTTCCCATGCCAACCATTTTATATACTATACGCATATAATTTATTAAAACGCATATAATTTATTAAAATAGAAAAAAAGATTTAAATATAAATTCATTTATTCTAAATATACAATGGCTCATATGGACATAATGCAAAACGACGACTTGAAATCCATTTTACAAGACGGCGACGTGATTAAATGTGGCGATAATTTAATTTTCAATCCTTTCAACAGTGAAAATAATGAGATTACATTGAACGATGTTCAATCTATTCTTAATCGTTATGGTATTAAGGCACCCGTTCATAATCTGGAGCTATATAAACGCGCTTTTGTACATAGTTCTTATACGAAACGCTCACAGCACGAGAATTTGAGCAATAATATCACGATTATGCCCTGCCCGGCCGATTGCTTGCCCCTTAAAACCAAATCGAATGAGCGGTTGGAATTCATTGGCGACGGTGTACTGGAATTGATCACTAAATATTATCTCTACCGCCGCTTTCCTAAAGCCGATGAAGGATTTATGACCGAAAAGAAAATCGCTTTAGTGAAAAATGAACATATTGGAAAATTGGCTTACGATATGCACATCAATAAATGGTTAATTATTTCTAAATACGCGGAAGAAAAGAAAATACGCACCAATTTGAAGAAACTGGGCTGTTTATTTGAAGCATTTATTGGTGCGCTTTTTTTAGATTTTAATAAAATTTCGGTCGCGGATGAAGACGGCTGGTTTAAAAATGTCTTTGTCACTGGACCGGGCTTTCAAATGGCGCAAATTTTTGTCGAAGGTGTTTTTGAAACACACGTCGATTGGACCAAAATTATTAATACCGATGACAATTACAAAAATATTCTACAAGTGAAGATACAGAAAGAGTTTAAAACCACGCCGGATTATCTAGAAATCAGTCATCATCTTGAGCAAGGTTATGAAATGGGTGTATATCTGTGCCTAGGTAAACCCATCCATCAGATGAATTTAGAAGCAAGTGTACCCTTTCGTAAATATGGTTCTTTCCAAAAAATACAAGAAGAATTAGTAGCAAAAGGCAGTGTCTTTGTTTTCTTGGGCAGCGGGATTCATAAAATAAAGAAAAAGGCCGAACAAATCGCAAGTGAATTGTCGATCAAAATGCTTTTATAATACTTTTTACATTTATCAACGCAGCAAGTAAATACTCGATTATTACGATAATTAAGATTTATTCGTAAATATTAAATAAGTCAAAAACAACCCAAAAAAGTTTTTAGAAAATAAATCCAAAATATTATAACACATATTTTTAAGTTTGTAAGGTAAAACAGCAACTATACCATACAATGACCAAAAAATAAAAAAATAATAATATATTTTTAATCCATCATTCGTTAAGAGAGCATATTTTTTATAAATAATGTAATAATAAATTAAAAATGGAATAAAGCCCAATGAAACACCTAACAGTACTGGAATTACAGAAGTTTCGCCTAAATACCCAAATAAAAGCATTGCCCAATTAAGTAATAAAACCGGAATAATAGTATAAAATTCTTTCTTAAATAATGTAAAAAAATTTAGTTTATCACTTGTATTATTATCTTTTTTTTCTAAAAAAATTAAATAAAAAATTAAATTTATTAACATAGTTGGTGTTGTAATCATCCAATCAAAATATCTTTTTGGAGTAATATTCGCAATATTTTTAAAATTATATAACCAATATGCATAAAATGAACCTTCTATAACCTGTACAAATATTTCCAACAACATCATTTGTTTTAAAAATGAAAACTTAAGTGGCACTTTAATTAATAGAGTAATAATTTCAATAATTCCTGTTATTACTTGTATTACAACAGATGTAATTAATGATGTATACATATTTAAATTCATCATTATATATAATGATATATAATGATATATGATAAAAATTGTAAAGATCAGATTAGTAAGTTTCATTATTTATACATGTAGTTGGGTTAAATTATTATCAACAACATATTTGTAATTTCGATTGAGTGAGTTCAAATATTTTTACTGGCAGATGGGTTAAGTTATTATCAGATAAATATAATTTACTCAATTGTGTGAGTTTCCCTATTTCTACCGGCAGATGTGTTAAGTTATTATCAGATAAATATAATTTACTCAATTGTGTGAGTTGCCCTATTTCTACCGGCAGATGGGTTAAGTTATTATCAGATAAATATAATATAGTCAGTTCTGTGTGATTTCCTATTTCTACTGGCAGATGTGTTAATTTATTACGAGATAAATTTAATTTAGTTAGTTTTGTGAGATTCCCTATTTCTACTGGAAGTTTGGTTAAGATATTATCAGATAAATGTAATTCTGTAAGTTGTGTGAGTTTCCCTATTTCTACCGGCAGATGGGTTAAGTTATTAAAAGATAAATATAATTTTGCCATTTGTGTGAGTTGCCCTATTTCTACTGGCAGATGGGTTAATTGATTATCAGATAAATTTAATTCAGTCAATTGTGTTAGTTGCCATATTTCTACAGGCAGATGAGTTAATTCATTACAATATAAATCCAAATATTTTATATCTTTATTGAACATTTTACCTTTTATTGAAACCATTTTTGATTGTTATTAATGATAATATAACTTTAATTAATTTTAAATCAAAATTTATTTTATTTTATTTAAAAATCGGATCTTTACTTGCTGCGCCGATAAATGTGAAAAGGTTTAAAAGTATTTTTGTGAACTTTTTTAAAAGTATTTTTGTGAACTTTTTTAAAAGTATTTTTGTGAACTTTTTTAAAAGTATTTTTGTGAACTTTTTTAAAAGTATTTTTGTGAACTTTTTTAAAAGTATTTTTGTGAACTTTTTTAAAAGTTTGTATTATATAAGATATGGATGCTCTTTTAGCTAAATTAAAAAAAAATAATCCACCCATAGCAAAACAAGAATTTGAAATAAATATAAGAGGAAACATCGCCGCCGAAAACCCAGAAAAGGCCGCAGCGACAATTATAGATGAATCGAAAACTGGCAATTTTGACAGAGCTACTTTTTTAAAAAGTTTTCAAAGACCGAAAATTATACAGGCACCTGTGCCCGCCCCAGCGCCAGTCGAAGCACCCGCAAAAAAACCAACCGCAAAGAAGGTAAAAATTATTTCCAAGGCAAAAGTGATAGAAACAATTGTAGAAGAGCAACCCTTAGAGGCAGCAGAGCCCTCCGCAAGAGAAGAAGCGACTGAAGAGCCCTCGACATTAGAGAAACCAAAAAAAATCACGATTCGCCGCACAAAAAAACCCTTGGCAAGTAATGCGATATCCACCAAGGAAGGTCTGCTCACGATTGGTGATGCCGATATCGAAACGCGCTTGAAAAAGCGCAATGAAGCCCCCATCGTCATTCCAGCGTCCGCTTATTATATGAACAATCGCGAAATTTTCGTCAATTTCATGGCATCGTTATTTAATAATTATAAGAAAAATTTAGCTCAAGAAGCCGCTATACCCGCCACTTGTCCAGGCGACGATGATGTTTCGGAATTTTCGCTGATGACCCATCAACAAATTGTGCGCGATTATTTGAATCTCTACTCACCGTACCGTGGTCTTTTACTCTATCATGGGCTAGGCTCGGGCAAAACCTGCTCTTCGATTGCCATCGCCGAAGGGTTAAAGAACGCCAAACCTATTATTATTATGACACCTGCCTCCCTCCAAGTCAATTATCGCGAAGAATTAAAAAAATGTGGGGATGAACTCTACAAGAAAAATCAATACTGGGAATTCATTTCAACCAAAGGCGCTCCAGATGCGACCGACATCATCGATACTTTATCGCAGGTCTTATCGCTATCGAAAGATCATATTGATAAAAACGGCGGAGCGTGGATGGTTAATATGACAAAACCAGCCAACTACGATCAATTATCGGCCTTGGACAAACTGAAACTAGACGCGCAAATCGATCAAATGATCTCGCATAAATATAGATTTATTAAATACAATGGATTACGGTCCGCGCATTTGAATGAATTAACCAAAAATAATACCATTAATCCATTTGACAATAGCGTGGTCATTGTCGATGAAGCCCATAATTTGGTCAGCCGGATTGTCAATAAACTCGGAAAGAAAAAAGCCAGTATTGGTATAACGCTTTACCAACTATTAATGAAAGCTAAAAATGCGAAAATCGTTTTGCTCTCGGGCACACCAATTATCAACTACCCGAATGAAATTAGTATTCTCTTCAATATGTTGCGGGGCTATATCACGAGTTGGTCGTTTAAACTCGATATCCAAGCCGAGCGACAAATTAACACGGCCTATCTACAATCGCTCTTCAAAAGCACCGTGCTCGGCGGCAATATTTTAGATGTGTTGGAATATAAACCCGCTTCAACGACGCTCGTCATCACCCGTAATCCTTTCGGTTTCGTGAATAAAGCTGCGGCAAAAGACAACAGTTATGCTGGGGTAAAATTGGAGATTGGCGAACGCGGTGAAATAAGCGATGAAACTTTTATCAGTCTGGCTACCCAAATTTTGAAGAAAAATAACATTAAAGTTCAAGCAAATGGAGTCTCTATGAAAGAATACAAGGCTTTGCCGGATACCCTCGATGAATTCAAAAACTATTTTATCGAAGAGAGCGGCGAACTCAAAAATATGAATATGTTTAAACGACGCATTCTCGGTTTAACTTCGTATTTTCGTAGTGCGCAGGAGAGCTTGATGCCGCGCTACAAAAAAGAAAATCCGGCGGATTTCCAAATTATTAAAATACCCATGAGTGATTTTCAGTTTACGATTTATGAAGAAGCACGCGCCCAAGAACGCAATCAAGAGAAAAAGAATGCGATGAAAAAAAAACTGAAAAAACCTGGGGTGGAAGGTTTATACGAAAACACGACATCAACCTATCGTATTTTTTCGCGGGCCTTTTGTAATTTTGTTTTTCCGCGCCCAGCTATTCCGCGCCCCATGCCTGATAAAAAAAATAAAAACGGCGAAGAGGCCAATTTGGCTGAGGCGGTTGAAGAAATCGATGAAGATGGTATTGACGCTGTTTCATCAAAAGAAAAAGGCGAACGGGATGAAGTCTTTGAGGAAGGAGAGGGAGAGAGCGAGAGAGCAACCGCCGCTCCAAGCGCGCTTGGAGCAGTTGCCACCGCACGCGTCTCGTATAAAGACCGCATTAATAATGCGCTAAAACAGCTAGAAAAAGATGCGAAAAAATATCTTACGTCGGATGGACTACAATTGTATAGCCCTAAATTCTTACATATTTTAGAAAATATTCAAGACGAAGAGCATGAAGGTATTCATCTCATTTATACGCAGTTTCGAGCATTAGAGGGTATTGGCATTTTAAAGCTGGTCTTGGAAGCCAACGGTTTTACACAATTTAAAATAAAGAAGGCAGGTGAAATCTGGGAACTGGCCATTCCAGAAGCGGATCAAGGTAAACCGACTTTTGCGCTTTATACGGGTACCGAAAGCGCAGAAGAAAAGGAAATTATTCGCAATGTTTTAAACAATGCCTGGAAATATGTGCCCGATTCTATTGTTAAAAAACTAAAAACGATTGCGCCGAACAATACTTTAGGCGAAATCATTAAGGTTTTGATGATCACTTCGTCAGGCGCTGAAGGTATTTCTTTGAAAAATGTGCGCTATGTCCATATCACCGAACCTTATTGGCATCCGGTGCGCATTGAGCAGGTCATCGGACGTGCTCGCCGAATTTGTAGTCATCAATCATTACCGGTTAATTTACGAACGGTTACAGTCTTTCTTTATATCATGACTTTCTCAGAGAAACAATTGAAAGGCGACGAGACGATTGAACTCAGATTGAAAGATAAAAGTCGAAAAGATGATTTGACCCCAGTTTCGACTGATGAAGCCATCTACGAAATTGCCTCCGCCAAAGAAGACATTACTTCAAACATTCTGAAATCAGTGAAGGAGGCCTCTATCGATTGCGCACTACATATAAAATCAAATGCGAGCGAAAAACTCCAATGTTTTAGTTTTGGATCAAACGATGCGTCCAAATTCGCCTATGATCCATCCTTTGAGAATGAGCAATCGGATGCGATTGCCGATCGAAATAAAAAGGGTGTGACATGGAAAGCCAAAGAAATCGATTTGGGTGGTACAAAATATGCGCTAAATATCCAAACAAACGAGGTCTATGATTTAGACAGTTATATGAACCAGCAGCCATTGAAGGTAGGAAATCTCATTCGACTCGAAAATGGCCAAGTAAAATTAGAAATGATTTAATTTACCGCTACAGGTAAATGATCTGAACCATATGTTATAAATTGTTTCACGCGATCACCGCTAAAGTCATCTAAAACATAAGCGGTTTGATGTTTCAATGTGAGGCCTTTGATGAGAATATTATCAATACACATTTTTCGTTCAATATAATAGGTCGGTTTAGGATTTAATATTTTCAGACCAGCGCTTTTTATAGACTGGTACAATTCCGACATGGCTTTTGCATTATAATTCTCGTTAAAATCGCCGCCGACGATGACAGATTCATTTGTATTAAAATAGGGCAGCAGTTCTTTCATTTGTTTCAATCGTTCTGGTTGCGCAAGATCATCTAAATGTATATTGAAAATGATCAAGGATAAGGGTTTATTTTGATTCTGTTTATGGAAAAAACATTGGACGCCCAGACCAAACGGTAGAGTAATCAAGGGGCGGGCAGGCAATGCGAAGAGAGATTTACGAAGTAAAATGACATTAAATGAATGACTTTGTTTGGTTTGCCATTTTATATTTTTGCCGCGCAGCAGATGGTGGGTTTTTTGAAATGTGTTTGTTAGCATATTGTATTCGCTTTGCATGACTTCTTGTAAAAGCATGACATCCATATCCATTTGCGTAAGGAATGCCTGGATCTGGGTTTGTCGCTGTGTACGATTCGTTAATAGCTCGGGCGGAATCATTGGGTAATAACGTTTTTGTATAAATTCATCGGCCAATATATTCCATGAGAGAATTTTTATACTGACTTTCATACTATAGTTAACATATAAAAAATATACAACGACAAGAGAGAGCGAAATGGCGAAAAGAGGAAAATATTTCATCTCTATATATATAGATGAAACATACTTTGAAGAAATCTCTCAAATTAGGCAAAGGACCGGCTAGAAGCATGCGCAATCGCAAGCCGATCTGCGGTATTCCGCCAAAAGACAAAGAAATTAAAGCGGTGATCGACACAGAGACTATCAAACAGAATATTGAAACTTTGCGCCGGGCAGCGAAAACCGATATTATGCCGGTATTGAAAGCGGACGCATACGGTTATGGATTGGTCGACATGGCGCGGATTATACGCAAATTCGGAGTTAAATATATCGGCGTAGCCACCCTAGGCGAAGCAATTTATTTAAGAAAAAATGGTGATCACGGCCGTATTTTAGCCTGGCTCTACGATATTGAAAGCGCGGATTTTAAAGATGCCTTACAATTAGATATTGATATTGCGATCTGCGATGAAACAATTATCCCGAAATTTATTAAAATGATACCTCCGGGAAAAAAAATTAAGGTCACCCTATTTGTCGACACAGGTATTAATCGGGCGGGAATAACTTATGAAAAAGCTTTACCGGCTTTCATCGAAGTTAGCCAATGCGCAAAAATAGAATTGGTCGGCATGATGTCCCATTTAATCTGCTCACAAATTAAAAATAGTCCGATCGTTAACGAACAATTGCGAAAATTTAGAGCATTGCGCGCTCAATTGGTGGTGTTTGGTATTGTCCCGCCGCTCGTTCATATTGCCAATACACGCGCGTGCTTAAATTACGACGTATCCGATTTTACTTTAGCTCGAGCCGGCGGAGGCACTTATGGCATGCCAAGCGACAAAGCGGACAAACATTTGAAACCCGCCATGACTGTATCGTCTACCATAATTCAATTAAAAGAAGTAGAAAAAGGACAAGGTATTGGCTACGATTGGAAGTACATTACGCCGCGAAAAATGCGCATAGCTATTATACCTGTCGGTTATGCGGATATTTTGCCGCGCAATGCTTCGCTCAAAATGTCGGTATGTATCAATGGTACTAAAAGAAAGGTCTTGGGTTTGATCAGTATGGACCAAATTGTCGTGGAAGCAAAAGAAAAAGATAGACTCCATGATATTGTCTATCTTTTTGGGAATGGAAAAAATTGTACACAAACAATTTATGATTTGGCTAAATGGGGGGATTCGTCGGTCTATGAAATTTCGTGCCATACAGGCAGCCGCATTCAACGGATTTATAATTAATATCTATCATTGTCGCTATCACTAGCATCTTCTTCCACCAGCTCGGGTAGCTGTTTGTATTCACATTTACACCAGATTGCGTGTAGCATTTCCTTTATACAATCTATCATTTGTAGAATAATTATTATATTCACAAACACGGCTATCATAATTATCATGGTGTGGGATAAGAAACCGGTAAAGATCCAGGTGAGAAATCGTGCGACAAATTTAAATTGTATTATTGCCGCACACGTCGAGACTGAAATCGTTGTCGCATAGGCAACGATCAGTATTGCTTCTATATCCGTCATAGTTTTGTTGGTGAAATATTTGGCTACCTTCTTTACCGTTTCTTTTGGACAGCAGTTATTCATCATGATATGTTGTTCGGCGTAATGATTCATTTTTTTGTAATGGTTATTGCTTCTATTCGGCTAGGATTCTAATTCAATTTTATTTTTATTTAAAATATTCAATATTTGTTTTTGTTTGTCTAATATCTCTCTTAGCAATGTTATTACGTCGTCGTCGGGTGTCTTTTTTTTTAAAAGCGATAAAAAATGATCATTTTCCATTTTGTCCGCAAAAACAACAGCTTTTTTCTTTTTTAAAATCGGTTCTTTGATATCTATATTTACTGGTTCCCCAATTTTTATTTTTACCGTTTCCTCCGGTATTATTATTGCTTTCTTTTCATCGGGATTTTGTATCCATTTGGCAGCGCTTTCTTTATCCTGCGCTTTTAATACCATATTTAACTGTTTCTCTCTTATTGCTATTTGTTCGGCCAGTATTTTATCCATTTCATTGCCAATCGGCGAATCTAAACTATCCGCAAAATCTATTTTATTGGGCACCACAATACTATTATAGCTATCAAATTCTTTCTTTTTATTCTGGAATTCATATTGAAATACTTTTTGACGCGTCTGTGCGAGGTCGGCTGTATTATAACCCAAATTTATTTCATCGGTCGCCTTATACTCGGTCGCCTTATACTCGGTCGCCTTATACTCGGTCGCCTTATACTCGGTCGCCTTATACTTACCTATATCGTTTACCATCTCCGAAATGACCCGTTTATCCAAGTTAACCAAATTGTCGGTTGCTATTATTTGACTTGAAATTGTTTTTATTTTTTGCTCAAAGTCGGCTTGTACTTGAGCTGATTTAGAATCGGGTATCGTATTAAACACCCCGTCGTCTGTGAATAATTTCCACAGTAGCCCTTTATTTTGTATTGATGTAAACCTTTCATATATAATAGATTGTTCGGTCATATTATAAAAATCATATAATTTTTATATTATTTATTCTTATATATCATTATTAAAATAGCGATCGCGCATTTTCTCCATTGCGGCATCGCTTATTTTTGTGTTTTTAAAAAAATTATAATTATGTTTATCTTGCGCTAACGTAATAATCAAATAAAGGGAATACATCCCACATTCCGTATTTCCTTCTTGGTGTACAAAAGGCGCATTTTGATCAAAAGTCAAATCGATACCTAATTTTAAACCTTGAGAAACAACCCGATTACAAAATTCTTTGATCTCTTTGGGTATTTTTGTTCCATTACTATCAAAAAAGAATATAAACTTTTTCTTCAGATTAATAAAAAGGGAAATCCAATGCGCGCCACCTTTATCATGCGGATCGGTATTAAAAATAATACCAATTTTGGTAATACCATCTTTTATAAATTTCGATAATTCAAAATTACACAAGTCGTCCCAGACACACCTATCTTCATAAATATGCTTATCAAAATCAATCGGCGTCGGACCAATAAACCGAAAACACGGATAAGCATGTTCATATTGTTTCATGACCTTTTCTATATCGGTGCTATTGAGCCAGGTATTATGATTTTCTTTCCATTTCAATGGCGATTTGGGCGCAAATGTATAGGTTAATAATTCATCGTTCAAATTGTTTTCCATGAATTTTTGTTTCAACCAGCAAGCTTCGCTATGGCACGCATCATTCATTTTATTTTTTAAATTATCCCAAATTTCTTTTGGATCACCGCTTTCGATTGGCGAATCAATGTGGCGTTTATTCCATAAATCTCTCATTTTGAAAAGAGCATCTTTGCTATAACAACTGAAATTTTGAATATCATTGTTTTTTTTTGGGGCGCATTGGGCTTTCGTAAATGAATTATTTTTTTTTCCTCCTCGCCGTTTTCTATGTCTTAATGTTTTGTTTTTTGTTTCTTTTCTTTTACGTCTTGATAAATGACGCATTTTATTTCGTTTCATTTCTACTATAAATTAATTAGATAAATCTTCTTTCAAATCTTTTGATTTTTTTATTTTTTTAGGAGGCACGCCTTTTGTTTTCAAATCCTTGGTTTTTAAATCTATTTCCATTTTTATGGGTATGATTCGCATTTCATTTCCAGAATTATCTTGATTGCTGCTAATAACATAATTGGCTAAACTAGCAACAGCTATGGTTTTTCGTATCATTAAATCATTGGCTTCGTCAATTGTAAATAAATCCGGCCCTCCGATTGCGTTTAAGATAGCTTCTGCTTGCTGTTGTCCTTGCTCACTTGGCTGCTCACCCAGTTCCTTGTCTGCTTGCTGGTGCTGCTCTGCTTGCTGGTGCTGGTGCTGCTCTGCTTGCTGGTGCTGCTCTGCTTGCTGGTGCTGACCTTGTATAATATCCTTTTTATCTACCATTTCAAAATAATGAATTGCCGCGTTTACAAACATGGCGTGAATTTCCTTAATTCCAGTCGCCTGAGAATCATTCTCTTTTAATAGCTCTTTAAACAGCGTTATGATGCGCTTTCTATAAAATTTTATTTCTTCGGTATTATCTTTTATTTGGCATAATTTCTTTCGCTGAAGTACATTTAAATAGGCCGGATTAGTAAAAAAAGCTAAAGAGGCACTGTCGGCAATATTCATTTTTTCATTTTCTTTTTCCTTTTCGGTCATTTACTAAACTATAATATAAACGGTTTAAGCCAATTCTTTTATTTGTTGACGCGTACAATTCTCAAAAAAATTCTTACCACTATTTTTCGGTGATTCATTGCATTCATCGAATTTAAAATTGGTGAATAGGGAGGGAAATGGTTGCTGCGATGCTGTGGCGGGTATTCTCACCTGATACATATCACTGTTTTTCGCAGGAATATAACAAGCTTGGCCGGCACCTTTTTGTAAAGCAAAAAACTGATTTCTGAGTCGTGATTCATTATTAACATTGGTCGCAAAACCACTCCAAGGCCCTTGAGCAGACCCGGGATTAAATGTAGTTTCAATGTCATACGCCGGTATAACTTGAAGTGGCACGCTATGATTTTCATGCCGATCAACAATAGACATTTTTGTATATTTGCTCGACTGAGGTCTAATATCAAATTGCGGTTGGAGCTGATTTGACGGTACATTGCGATAGGATATACGTTGATTTAATTCTTCGGTTCGATGGCTTCCTTGTCCTATACGTTCCATATGTTATATATATTTGTTATATTATTTATAATGTTGTCGCATTGTTTTTACTCTTCTATTACGGGTTTTACGTGTATGTGGTGTTCTATTATTTTTTAAAAAATCTTCTAAATCCGATAAAAGTTTTTTACTAACAATCGCATCCACCTTTTTTTCTTCTTCGCTTTTTTTAAGAAGCGTATAATTATATTGGTTCATAAAAGCTACAATACTCTTAATAAAAGTCTGTTTATTAATCGTTGAATTAATTAATAAGGCATCATAATAACGATTTGCCATTTCTTCAAATGTCATTGAGACTCGATATGGTTTAATATTTATATAATATACATTATCCTTATCCATCAACGGATGATATAAATCATCGATAAAACAAATTTCCGCATTGTCTGGAATATTTGTACAGCTAATTAAATCCGCTACACTTTTATCATGGCTAGTGCGCTTGGGCTCGATTTGTTTACCTCGAATCTTATAAGCACCGATAATATAATCGAATATCTTATACCCCAATTTTGTATTCATATACTCGCTTAGCATATTAACCCAGCTTTTGGGCGCTTGGTTATTCGTATAGATAAAAATTTTATAACAAGATTTTTTCATTTGCTTCTTATGGAGAAAATCTAATATATTTAATATATTGGGCCGAAAAACTTCCGGGAATACATTCAGCATCTCGAAAAATTTATCATTGAATAAATTATGCCCATAAAAGTGTTCCAAGGCATCCCAGAAAATAGAAACTTGCGTAAAATATCCCAAGGTTTCATCCAAGTCAAATACAATTATTTTTAATGGTTTATTTGGTTTTATCTTTAATTTCATATAATCCACTCGTGTATTAATATACGATAATATATTTTTCGAATAAATCAATACGGGTATGAGCGTTAGAACAAAAAAATTAATCCGCTGATTCATAGCCCATTTTTTTACACTTTTAATCATTTTCCATGCTTTCCACATTTTATATATATCTATTATTTATAGGTAATATAAAATGAAACTAAACAAGAGCGATTACAAAAATATATTGAAATTTTACAAAATAGATACGTCGACCTTATCTTCTAAAGATATAAAAGAAAAAGCCGAACATTTTTTAGCTGTCAAATTATGTAAATGTATTAAAAATATACGCGCATCCAGATATATTCGGCCGAATAGTGAAAAGCGCGCGATTTCGGTATGTTATAATAGTGTATTGAAGAAGAAGAATTTGAAAATATTTAAATTCACATGTAAAAAAAAGGTAAAATTATTACCCAAAAAAGGTACGCGGAAAATATTTGTTGAAAAATTGAGTGTATAGTATACATGTCAAAATTTATTTTGTTTTTATTAACACTAATCGTTTTCCAATTGCTCTTATTAATGACAGCGGCCGCCAAAGGGGTTTACAAGTATTTTTTATTATCCGAAACGAATTTAATTGAGAGATATGGAAAGGGTAGCTGGGTCGTCATCACCGGCGCTTCCAGTGGCCAAGGCTATGAAATGGCTTTGGCATTTGCTCAGCGCGGGTTTAATCTGCTGATGATCGGCTCAACTCGTACCGATGAAACGGCCGCGCAGATTAAGCTAGAGTATCCGGACATACAAACCAAAGTCATTCATAAAGATTTTCGCCAAGCTTTTCAAGATGATTTCTTTAAAGATATAGAGGAGACTTTTGCCGAACTTGACGCAGATTTAGCGATTTTAGTGAATAATGTCGGCCACCGGGTTGGATGGAATCCCTATCACGAGATGAAGTCCGATTATATTCGTGATGTCATTGCGACCGGCACGCTAGTGCAAAGCCGGTTAACCCATATGGCTATTCCCTATTTTTTGAAGAGAGAAGAGAAAAAAAGTGCCTTGATCAACATTACTGCCCAATGTATGCACCCGAATTTTCTTTTTGGATTGACACTCTCCAATGAAATTAGCGTGCCTTATTTGAGCGTCTATGAAGCGGCGAATGCGTTTGGGTTTTATCAAGGTAATTCAATCTATAAAGAATACCAAAATAAATTCGATATTTTGAATATCACACCAGGCGCGGTCATCACGAAAAATACGACCTGCTTAACCGACACTTTATTTCATGTAGACAGCGCAACGTATGTGAAGCAAATAATGAAACTTATTGGCCAGGTCCAAGGGCATACCTGTGCTTATTGGGGACACGCGCTCTCGAATTATCTCATTAATTTGATGCCCCTTATGAAGGACCGCATGCTGAAAAAAGTCGGCGAAACCATTGCGAATGATTTTATGGCGAAAGTGGATGACACTAAGTATTCGATAAATAGTAAAAAAAATTGAAATGAAATTTAACAAAAATAAAGAATACAAATACTTTTATTAGCCTTAGCCACGCGAAAATGCCTTCTTATAATATAGTCGGACAGCCAATTGCCAGCACATTTACCATCAACGCCGCAACAACAAATAATAATCCATCTGCCTTTATCGCCGCACAGGATCATCAAGCGTGCAGTCAATGCTGTAAAAGCGTCACATGTACAGGAATCCTTGTTGCTTTACTCATTGTCATTATTAAAGCGTCATGATCATCAAAATTAATCTTGTAGGTATTTCAATGCTTTCAAAATAACCTGCTCCTGCTCACTCAGTTTTTGGAATAAAATAATTTCTGATAATTTAATTTGAAAAAACATGTTCATTTTATTTTTACATTTGATGTGAATATCATTTTTTACTTCTTTGATATCGCAGACAATACCACCGTTTGTTAATTTGATTATTTCTGGATTTTTTAGCGAAATCCATCGAATGTAGCCGCCGAACCTTAGGTCTTCTAACGTATTGATACATCGATACGGTTTCAATTGTTTTTGTATTTTAATTAATTCCTCTCGTGGTAAATTCAATTTCTGTAAAAGGTCGTTCTTATGCTTGGCAATAGTGGCATAATCTAATTCTAAAACAGTTTCGTTATTATCATTGTTTAAAGCGTGCAAGAGAGTAGAAACATCCATTCACTATATCTACGCAGATATAGTGAATTGTATTTATATGTATTAAGGATTATTTAGACCCGTACTTGATTTTAAATCTTATTTAAATATATAGAATGGATGAAGTCAAAATAGTGAATCGGAAATATAACCTAAACGGTCTTTATAGTAATAAAATGAAATTAGTGTCTGGGTTATTTTACAAATTAAATAGTATTCCAGAGCCAGTAGCGGGAGCAACAAATATGGTTTATATTCCAGAAAATGATATTGATACCATTCACGGGATAACAAGCAATATGATTGAAAATGCAAAAAAAGCTGACGCGAGTTTTATTGGAGGCAAAAAACGTAAATCAACCAAAAAGACACGTAAAAATCGCCGTCGTTATTCTCGGCGCAAGTAGGATTTCTAAATTATAATATGTTAAATTTGTTATGAATGCGTATTCAATATGATTTTACAACTTTGTAAACACGCCGCAATCGAAGCACCGCTATGGACAGGATTCTCGGCATCAATCGCGTCTTTGATATCTTCTAACAGTTTTGACTCGGTGAAAACAAAGCCAGCATCACTATTAAAATTTTTTATATAGGTAATCCATTCCGGATTCGTTTTTACGACATTCAATGCTCGTTCCACAATTTCTTCCATTATTGTCTCTTACATGATCATAATGAGCTCTATTTATATATTTATAAATATATTTATAAATATATACCAATACAATAAGATAAAAAATTGATTTTGATTTGGGTATAAAAATAACTATTATATATTAAACAGCATTAAAGATGACTACCGGTCAATTCGTATTACAAATTGTTGGAATAACCGAAGCAACGTTGGTTAGCCGACCTTCGCAAAAATATCCATTTGTCGATGGTCTTTCTGATATAAAAATTTTGAAGGATAATCGTGAAATGATAGCGCATACGCCTTCATTCGATTGCGATGGCTTGGCTGAGAGCGGCTTGAATATCTTGGTTGCGCCCTGCCCGCCCGACGAAGATGATGGCGCGATACTCGAAGCCATGAAAGGCGAAACATTTACCCATACAATCTTTCTGTCGGTTTTCCGGGAAGTAAATGAAAACAAAGGCAAACCCAAGCCCGTTAAATACAAGAAAAATGTAGCCGGTGAGGATGACTCGGATTCCGACGATGATGATGACAATGAACAGTTTATTGCCATCAACCCGAAAATTGCGATCGAGGTAATGGAGAGTGCGATCGAAAAAAATCTTATGTCGGCTTTGCCGCCGGTCAAACAATTTAAACGAAATATAGAAATCAAGTTGGAAGGGAAAGTCGACTCGACCTTTAGTTTTGTGGGGTTTTGTACCGATAGCACACCCTTTATTATGGAAGTCAACAATGTCCCTTTTGCCGACTACAATCACGGTAAGCGACGAAAATTGGAAAATGCGAAATCTCGCTTCAGTTCAAAAACCTCGTATTTTCCGGGAAAAAATTGTAAAAATACCGCGGAGATGGTGAAAAAAATCAATGATTTGACGACCATTAAAAAGGAATCGATTACGCGTTGTTTACTCGGCTATGTCATTGCGCGTACCGATATTGACCGTTTTGAATTGTCTGCCTACAACGACGAGTATCGAGCGGCGGTCCGGACTGCAGTAGAAAATGGAGTAATTATTGTGCCCCTGGTTGTGAGTTGGACCAAGGAAGGAGTGGCGTTGTTTGCGACGGATGAATTGAACGTAGTCTACCCAGCCCCTTAAAAATTAAAAATATTATATATCAACATATAAAAGATGATATATAAATTAATTTGGATTTATTTTTTTATTGGATTTATTTCGGATATAGTATTAAATTATCTCTCGCGACAAAATTATGTACCGGCTTCGATTAAAGCTTTGAAAGTCTATTTTTTGCGTAAGAGTATAAAAAACGCGACCATACGTGATTTAATCTCTGCCGTCAATGCGGGCTTAACCATTGTATCAGCTATTTTGCTTACCATGTTTTTATCCTATGGGGTTTTTAATTTCGCTCACCCGCGCACATTATCTCAATTATATCGGTTTCTAGTTTTGGCGTTTCCGATTGGTTATCTCATGGATATCATCATAGAAAAAACCGAATTGTTTGGACCAACCTTAAAGCCTTTTTATAAAGAAGCAGGCGCGGGTTTTTGGGGGGCGGCGGCATTTATTTTTTCGATTTTAATCGCCTATATGGTATCCGTTTATGCTATCAGTTGCCGGATAAAAAGTTGATTCATGTGTTTATGTATATTAAAATATGTTATTGGCTCGGTTCGTGGCAATTTGAATAAAAGTGCCAACTCTTTATCTAATTCAATCAGTTTTCGGTCGGCCATATTTTGTAATTTATGCTGGCGGATATACTCGGTTATATAGAGAGACACGACATTTCGCGTTGACACACTGCCTTCGGGCAGTCTCATAAAATAACATAATTCTGGTGTCAGTTTTTCCGGGATATCAAATCCGGTGATTTTTGGTTGGCGCATGGCGACGACGGTTGTTTTTGTTGGTTTCACTTTTTGTTCCCTTTTTAGGCTTTTCTCCAAGGTTCGCAATTGTTGTTGAATCTCCGATAAATTTGTTTTAAATTTGGTCAAATTTTGTTGAATAGATTCAAATTGAAACTCCATGTCGTTTGCGCCTACTTCGTTTGAGCCTACTTCGTTTGCGCCTACTTCGTTTGAGCCTACTTCGTTTGAGCCTACTTCGTTTGTGTCCATCTCTGTGTTAAGGTTTGTATACATTATATTTTTAAATCAATTTTAAAAAAATATAATATTTATACCATACTATTTATTGCGCAATCTCAATGCCGGGCTGACGCTGTTTAGGCTTGGGCTTCGAGATAGGCACTGTATCTGTGCGTCGGCGCGGTACAACCATCCATTCTGTCTGGTCTGCTTCTGCCAATTGAGGAGCTCGGCTCGCCTGTCTAGGGCGCGACTGACTTTGCGGCTTTTGTGTTTGTGATTGAGGCTGTCTAGGTTGCGACTGTGTTTGTACAGCAGGTGTCGATGCTTGCGGCTGCGCTGCCCGATAGGTGCGAACTTCATTGCGCGTTTCACACATGAGCTTACCGCAATTAATACCGCGTACGCCAGTGGCATGTACGTCCGTTGTACCTTCGCGGTTAATCGCGCCAATTGTAAATTCTACATATTCGCCTTGAACCAAATACTTATACTGTGTTTGCTCTACCTTAATCTCACTATGATGAACAAAAATATCACGTTCTTCACTGATCTCACAGTCAACTACTGTAATAAATCCATAACCAGCCTTGTTGTTGAACCACTTGACGCGTCCGCTTGTTGTTGTTTCTTGTGTTTGTGCCATTGTATATAATCCTATAAAGACATCTATCTTTAAGTAAAGATTTTATACCATTTGGCTTTTAATGCATTAGAGCCTATTGAGATTTTCTAAAATGCCATGTAAATACAGATAATTTGGCTTATCCGTAAATCCCAAATTTCGACAATATAAAATAAAGAGAACAAAATCGCCCAGCACGTCTGCCGTCCAATTAAAATTTCGTTTTATTTCGACTACCTCCGCAATAGAACTCTGTTTTTGCCAGCTTAAACGCCCATGATACAAAAAAATCAGGATATAGCCGAGTGATTCTAAATCATCGCGTCTGCTAGCCGTTAAACCGCTATGGGTATTAATACTCATATAGCGCGTTGTACCAACAATTGTTTCATTTGTCTTGATTGGGTAATGGCGCGATTTGTCGTCCAGAAAACACTGCGCTAACCCAAAATCGATTAAATACAATTCGCTAATTTTTTGCGAATTCGTTTTCAACAAAAAATTTGCCGGTTTTAAATCGCGATGGATGACTCCGCGCGCGTGAATGTGCTCTAAAATGGTCAACATCTGTTTGCCCAAATGGCTGATCACTTTTAACGACATTTGATTACCATAATTCAATAGTAATTGTTCGACAGACTGTTCCAATAAATCCATTACAATATAATTAAATTTCCCTTCGACCCCAGCTGCGTAGAGAGATGGTATTGATTTAACTTCCTTTAATTTTTCATAAATAGCCACTTCATTTTCTAACAGTAGCGCATGTTCAGCTGTCATTATTTTCACTGCGTATGCTGGTTCTGCTACTACTTCGTTTGCTGGTTCTGCTACTACTTCGTTTGCGCTTGCTACTACTTCGTTTGCTACTCTACATGCTGCGAATATTTTGCCAAAAGATCCCGCTCCGATTTTTTTAAGTAGTTGATATTTACCCGACACAATAACGCGTCTCATGTATTCGTGCTATTTTAATTAGCTATACTATTTTATATAAAAATTGATTTAAATTAATAACCTTATATTATAATAACTCCTTACCTTTATTACAAAATGGTTATTGTTTGTACACAGCCTTACCCAGCAGGCGAAGATCTTTATAGTCAAGCTGCCACCGATCATCTTCCGTCTGGGACCGGTATGATGGTTTTAAGTGATTTTCAAAAATGGGCAATTAAAGCGATTATTGATGGCGACAATGTCTTGATCACGGCGCATACTGGCTCGGGCAAAACTTTACCTGCCGAATTTGCTATCAATTATTTCGTAGCCCAGCGGAAAAAAGTTATTTATGCTTCGCCGATCAAAGCTTTGTCCAATCAGAAACTGTATGATATGCGCCGAAAATTCCCGCATATTTCGTTTGGCATTTTGACCGGCGACTGCAAGGATAATCCTGAAGCTGATGTCCTGATTATGACGACCGAAATATTGCGCAATACGCTACTTAATAAAAAAATAAATGTGAGCCAAAATGCGCCATTGCCATTATTATTTGAAATGGATTTTCATCATGAATTAGCGGCGGTCGTATTTGATGAAGTACATTACATTAATGATGTTGAACGGGGTTCCGTTTGGGAGCAAGCCATTTTAATGCTGCCGCCACAAGTCCAACTTATAATGCTATCCGCTACGATTGATCGCCCAGAATATTTTGCGGGCTGGATAGAAGAGGAGAAGCGCAAGCAGCAAGCAGAGCAGGTCCAAGCAGAGCAGGTCCAAGCGGAGCAGGACCAAGCAGAGCAGGTCCAAGCGGAGCAGGTCCAAGCAGAGCAGCAGCAGCATGCGCAGCAAAAAGTTAAGTTAATGTACTTGGCATCAACTTATACACGCGTTGTGCCGCTGACGCACTACATGTGGCTCTCGACCAATGAAGGCGTAGTAAAAAAAGCAACAAAAACTCCCTACGAAAAAAAGATTGAAAATATACGAAGCACGCCGGTGCCTATAGCGACGTCCGCCGGCGTCTTTAATCAAGAAAATTATTATAAAATGAAAGATGTACTCGATTATCTACATAAAAATAATACTTATATTAAACGCCAATTTGTCTTAGGCGATCTCTTGAAATTTTTGAAGAATAAAGAGATGTTGCCCGCTATTTGTTTCGTCTTCTCTCGCAAACATGTGGAGCAGGCCGCCCAAGAAATTAGTTTCAGTTTATTTGAAGAAGACAGTGGTTTACCGGCCGCAGTGGAAAAGGAATGTCGGCATATTTTGGCCTCCAAATTACCCAATTACCAAGAGTATTTGGATTTACCCGAGTATAAAAAAATTATAGGTTTACTCGAAAAAGGGATTGCGATACATCATGCTGGTATCATTCCCGTCTTACGCGAAATGGTCGAACTTTTATTTGAAAAAGGATTTATTCGGCTGCTTGTTGCTACCGAGACTTTTGCCGTAGGTTTGAATATGCCCACCAAGACGGTTATTTTCGCCGGCCTAACCAAATATAATGGCTCCGTCATGCGACTATTATATCCACACGAGTATACGCAAATGGCCGGACGTGCGGGGCGGCGCGGGTTAGATACCATCGGTCATGTCTTTCATTGCGTCAACTTGTTCGAACTACCGTCTTCCACTGAGTATAAAATAATGCTCACCGGTCTACCTCAAAAATTAACTTCGAAATTTAAAATATCCTTTAACTTGTATTTGGCGATGCTGCATTCCAAACAGAATATTCTGACTTTTATGGAACAAAGCATGCTCTCAGCGGATATTCGAAGAGAGATTAGAGGCTACGAAATCGAAGAAGAAGAAGAAGGGGGGAAGCTTCTGATAAAAGAAGAACAATTGAAATTATGCCGTACGCCAAAGGAAGTCTTGGAAAAATATGCGGAATTGGATGCGCAACTCTCTTTGTTGGCGAATGCTGCCCGGAAAAAGGCCCGTATCGAAATGAATAATTTTGAAGCCGAACATAAATTTCTGTTAACCGATTTACCCAAATTGACCGCACTGAATAATGTGCGACAAAGTTATCTTCAAATTGGAAAGGAAAAATCAGATACCATTCATTATATCGAGCTCACGGTGAAAGAATTAAAAGATATTGTGATTAAAAATGGATTTGCTTGTTGCGATGGAAATGAGAATGAGAGTACGGTGATAACCGAAAAAGGCCTTATCGCTTCGCAGCTTCAAGAAGTGCATCCGCTCGCCATGACCGATTTGTATTTGACTGCGAATAAGTTTGCCGTGCTTGACGCAGCGCAATTGGCCGGCTTGTTTAGTTGTTTCTATCCGGTGGCCGTCAGCGATGAAGTGCGCGCACACACGATAAAACAGTCGCATCCCTTATACGCACTTACTTTACAGATGAAAGAACGTTTAGACTATTATCTGAAATGCGAACAAAATGCGTTCTTGCTCACAGGTGCGAATTATGATATCGCGTATGATTTGATGCCTTACGTCATTCAATGGTGTGATAGTGCCGATGAAATTAGCTGTAAAATTATTATTCAAGCGTTGAAAGATCAAACGGGTATCTTTATTGGCGAATTTATTAAAGCTTTATTAAAAGTCAATGCGATTGCCCAAGAATTTGAACGCGTCTGCGAGCAAGCTCATAATATGGTGTTGCTAGAGAAATTGCGCGCAATACCAAAGCTCACATTGAAATACATTGCGACCAGCCAATCCCTTTATTTGTAATAAAATTGAAATATGTAAATTTTATATTTACATATTTAACCAGAAGCAGAAAATGAGTACAAAAGAGAATTGGGATGATTCGAGCGACGAGGAAGAGGCAAGCGAAGCAGAAACAGAAACAGAAACAAGCGAAGCAGAGGCAGAAGAAATAATTATTATAGAAAAAGAAGCGGTCGTACGCGAAGAAGAAGAAGAGGCACAGGAAGACGACGACTCGGATTACGACGACTATGATGACGAAGCCGATGAACTCGATAATTATGATAAAAAACTCGGACGGTATGTTGCGTTCCGTTAATTAATAAAAAATCAATTCTCCTCAAACTGGACTTGAACCAGCAACCTTTCGGTATCTTATAACACGGAAGTGCGTGCTACCTAACAGCCGAACGCGCTAACCAATTGCGCCATTAAGGATTTTTTATTAATTGATGTGGGGTCTTCTACCCATTTATACAAATGGGCATTTATTTAAATACTTTTCACAAATATATTAATTTTCTTTGTTGATTTTTCACTGAAGCAATAGACAATTTAATTGAGAAAAGTATTTACACCTTTTAACATGTAAACTGCCGATTTTATAAAGAAATTAAACATTTGCCTTTTAAAATATTGTTAATGTTATATTTTTTTGATAATTCATCGTTTTTATTTATGAAACAATCAAAACATAAATTTATTGCTTTTCGTGAATAACGGATAGTATTATTTTCATCATATTCTTTACCGCAACCACCAACACAAAATTCATACATACCTCCTGATAATTGTTTTAACCAATATGATTTATTAACTAAATCACTTATCATTTTTTTCTTTTGTTCGTAGTATTTTTTATATTCAATATCTTCTGAATATTCCATAAAATATTTACAAGGTTCATCTTGTATATTAAAGTCTTCTTTCATATCAGACCACATATTTTTTTTAGCACATATAAAATATAAATAATTATGTTCGTCATTTTTTTTTATATCACAAGGTAATCCGCAATTACATAAAGGTAAGTTTTTTATATACTCATTTATCGGCAAAGTATATTCAATATCAAAACGAGTATATTTTCCTCCTCTTATTTTTTTCCAATTATCTTTGTTATTTAACATTAAACATTCGGTTATGTTATTTTCCGCAAATAAATTATCATATTCATCATCTTCTGTATTATTAAACTCCGTCAATAATGTATCACAACGATTAAAATAAATATTACAAATTTTATTCATTACAATATTATCATACTCAAAAAATTTACATAAGGTAGATACTTTATAAATTGATACAATACTTTCTGGTATATTAGTAGATGTATTTATTTCACCGTTGCCTTCTTGATGTTCCCAAAATCGTCTGTATAAACGCTTTGTTTCACCAACATAATAATAATCATCACCACATTTTAAAATATATACCCATCGCATTTAATAAATAATATAAAATAACTTTATATCATTTATTACACCTTTGGACATTTAAAACGCCGACTAGTCGGCGTTTTAAATGTCCAAAGGTGTAAAAAGAAAAGTCGTTGTATAATTATAAAAAAATTATAATTCAATTGCCCTAATGGTGAAGTGGTATCATGGCACCCTTCCAAGGTGTTGGCGGCGGTTCAATTCCGCCTTAGGGCATATACGGATTGTAATTTTAGGGCTAAATTAACTCAGCGGTAGAGTGTTAATCTTATGTAGCAGATATAAACCTTATACCTAAAAGTTAGTCAACGGTCATGGGTTCGATTCCCATATTTAGCATAAAATTATATTTTCGTATAGTTTTATGAAATCATTTAAATCACAGACGGTTTCCACTATGCTTTATTTTAATTAGTTAAAATAAGAATTTTTTTTTATTTATTAAAAATATAAAATGAATATACCAATATCAAATAAAATTTTAGATGATTTTACTCTTAAAAATCATGAATATTTGGTTTCTACCGATTATTATGATAAAAAATCCGGTGATCAAGAATATAGATTATATTCTTATTTATCAACATTTTTTAATGATATTACTATTTTAGATATTGGAACATACGATGGTAGAAGTGCTATGGCTTTAGCACATAATGAAAAAAATAAAGTTATAAGTTATGATATTAGTGATCATATAAAAAATAACAATCATAAAGTTTATACAAAAAAAAATATAAAATTTAATATTAAAAATGTATTAGATGATTTAACTGAAGAATTAATAAAAAATGTTAAAATTGTCATGATAGATATAGATCATTATGAATCAATAGAAACGAAAATAATTAATAAATTAAAAGAATTAAATTTTAGCGGTATAATTATTTTAGATGATATAACTAAACATCCTGATCAATATACGAATGTATGTATGAATCGATTATGGAATTCTATCGTATATACAAAATATGATTTTACAAATTATGCTCATTGGTCAGGAACCGGTATAGTTGTTATAAATTTTGATATATCATTTGATTTTAAATAATCAATAATATAGATTTTGATGATCGTTATATAATCTGTAATCTAATTTTTTTCGTCATTTTCGCTTCATCCAGAAAGAGATGAGCCGAAAAATGTACTTCCGCATAGTGTCCGCGGTCTTTACTACTTAAAACGGAGGTCAACAGTTTCGTCGCAGGGATGTAAGCTCTGTATTTGTATACATTTTTTTCTGGGATTTCATTTCGTTGGAAGATGAAGCCCTGGTAAGTCTGGTCCTTATTTTTTTCATACGTAGCCAATAATTCCATTTCATTTTGTAAACGGCGAATAGCTTTGTTTTTTTTATTGAGCATCGGTATTAAGCCTTGCCATTTTTCCATAAATTCTTTGGCGGCGGCAGACCATGGAAATTCTGGTTGTAAAATAGCGAGCATATTGACTACATCCACTACTCGCCGGATGGGCGAAGTAATGTGGAGATAACAGTCGAGCCCATTACCAATCAAATCATGCGGCTTTATATTAGCTACGGTTGTATATTCACCTGCCGTATTTTGTAAAATACTTTTAAGCTCGGTTGAGAGTTTGCTATAATTGTCTTGCTCTGCTTGTTGCGTGGTGGTTTTTTTGCTGGCCGATCGAAAAATCCCACATTTTTGTGCGCGCAGTTGTTTTGCGCATTCACGATTCATAAATAGCATACAATATTCGATGACATCGTGGCTTGTCGCAATACGATCCACGTATCTAAAATATCGATTTAAATCGCGGACGGTTTCCACTATGCTTTTATAATCTTCACGGCCAAGCAATTCTGCCGCTTCATACGTATAATTTTTCTCTACCCGAATAATAGTACTTTTAAAAGTAATATTTTGAATGGCCATATATTTCAAATGGATATCCATAACAAACGCTATACGGTCTTCTTTTTCCCGCAAACTACAAAGATTGTCAGAGAGAGAAACGGGCAGCATCGGTATTTTTTTCTCGGGCAAATAAATGGTCGCAATACGTTCCGTCATTACCGACCATAAATTTAAATATTCTAACATTACCGGCACATTCGCGATATAAACACTGAGCACCGTTTGCGTATCATCTAACGTCTGAATACCAATAGCATCATCCATATCGGCGCATCCCACTGGATCGATGGAAATAATGCGTAATGCGCGCCTGTCATCAATCGCTTTTTCAGCACAATAAAGAGGAATCGGTTTCAAGACATTTTCCCGCAAGACGCGCAAACTAGCCGCATTTAACGTTTTCATACTGTCATTTATTTCTTGGCAAGCCATTTGGTAGGCAACATAAGCTTCTTTATCTTCGACTTCCCCGAACGTATTTGTAATCAAACCCCGCGGATGCTTTGTTGTAGCGGTCCATTCCGTTAGACGAAAACTTATGTATTTGTCGGTCCGCGTTTTACTAAAACCGATATTCTTTTCTTCATAAGGGATTAAAAAGCAAGGTAAATGTTCGTCGTCTGGTACGCATTTATAAAGCAATTTGCCGCTTGTCGACGCCCGGCCATATGTTTTTTGGCTCGTTAAAAGGACGCCGCAAATGTGTTCTTTGATGCGATAAGGCGACGTAATTAATTTACCCGTACTGTCCACCTGATCGCCGTGAAATAATTTGGCTTCCAGCGGCGAAATTGTTGGACCCGCAGAGCTCTCTATTGGCGAATGGTCGTCCAAGATAAAGGACCATTGCGTATAGTCGCGATTGGCTACGCGTAAAGTATACATATAGGTGTTTTATATATATCCTTTTTACATTTTTATTTCAATTTTCATAACTATTCTTTTGCGGGCAATTCATAATAATCGGGTTCACATTGATACTGTTTTAACAGCGGAAAGAGAAAGGGCGGATGCGAAAAGGAGCTGTAATCTTCAAATATTTGTTCACCGGCCTTAATCGGCTTGATGCTATAACAATGCCCGTTTGAGAGATCTGTTCGACAATTACACGCGGACGTATCCGCATGATTAATGTACTGGCCGTCATCATGAATCAAACAAAGGACATCCCCTTTCCCAAAACTGGCATCCAGAAATCTTTGCTGCGATTGGAGTGAAGGTAAACTGTTTAAATAGGCTATGCTTTGCGCTTCATTATATTCAAAGACATTTTCATTTAATTTATATGTCCATATACAAGTTCCAGCTGCTATATTTTCTAATACATACATGCCTTTTCCGCACTGTTCTGTCTCTCGTATTTCATAATTAATATTCATTCCGAGTAATAATTATTAGTATTATTCTATTTATATTTATTCTTTTTATACTTTATTAATCAAAACAGCCTTGGCAATTTTCTTCATGATTTTATTCTCGCTTTCTACGAAAGATTCCTTACCACCCATCGATTGACTCATGATTTCGACATAGGTGTCATTTAAATGGTGTTGATTATTCATACAAGCCGGATACTTCTGACTCCAAGGCACCAACATTGAACTGTTTTTATAAGATACATGTTTAATGGCTTTGCGGAGGCGGTCGTAGGTGCTATTTTCCTTTTCCCATACATTATCGTCTTTTACAAACATTATCTCTCGCTTTCCATCACTACAATGAATTGGACGTTTATAGATATCCATTTCATTGAGTTTTCTGATTATAATATTACTAATTCCTTCAACATATCCGAGCTTACCTACGTCTTCCAAATCTGTAAATTCCAACGTCATGGAATTAACAAAATCCATAATATTCATCGCGTCTTTACACTGTTCATTCAGGAAGAATTGTAGATTAAATGTTTTGTTATAACTGTGATTAATATTATTATTATTATTTGTGGTTGTATTACCATTTTTATATAAATCCATCATTTGTTTTTGTAGTTCCGCGTTGCTTTTGACTACTTCTAAAACAAGATCAGTTAACATTTTTATTTCGCTTTCTGTTTTTTCTATAACTGGAGGAGATTCATTTTGTTTACATTTCTGTTCATGATACCATAAACTATTTCGCGCTTTGTATATTTTATGACATATCTTACACGTAAATTCGCTATGTAATGTTTGTTCTAAATTATTCAAATTTATTCTATTTAAATGTTTGCGTGTTAAAATATGACGATTCCAATCACTTTGTTTACTACATTTAAAGTCGCATAAAATACATATTTTTTTATCGGCGTTTTTTGGCGGATTAACGGCGCTCATTTGTTCTATAATTATAGAACAAAAAAAGAGCCTAAATCCTTTTCGCCAAAAATGTTTAAAAAGTTATGCTCACAACATTTTACCTGAAATTTTGAAAATGAGCGCATAATGGTCTCAATGCGTTTTTTGGCAAGGTTTTTGGCCGGGCGATTTGGCCCTTTTGGTTTTTGGACATTTCTAGAAATGTCCAAAATCGGTTTGTGAATTTCAAACCCAGAATTTATATTTTCTATGTTTTATCAATCAAAACAGCCTTGGCAATTTTCTTCATGATTTTATTCTCGCTTTCTACGAAAGATTCCTTACCACCCATCGATTGACTCATGATTTGGACATAGGTGTCGTTGAGTGGATGGGATGTATTCATACAGGCCGGATGCTCTTTACTCCACGGTATCATCATGTCGCCATTTTTCTTGGTGATGTATTTAATGGCCTTGCGGAGGCGATCGTAGGTGCTATTTTCTTTTTCCCAAATATCATCATCTTTTACAAACATAATTTCGCGTTTGCCGTCGCTACAATGGATTGGGCGTTTATAGATATCCATTTCATTAAGTTTTCTGATAATAATATTACTGATGCCTTCGACATAACCCAGTTTACCTACGTCTTCCAAATCCGCAAATTCCAATGTCATGGAATTGACGAAATCCATAATATTCATTGCATCTTTGCATTGTTCATTCAGAAAGAATTGTAGATTAAATGTTTTGTTATAACTATGGTTAATATTATTGCTATTATTTGTATTTGAATTTTTACAGACTTCCATCATTTGTTTTTGTAAGTTCGAATTGCTTTTGATTAATTCTATTACAATGTTGGACAAATTATTTACTTCGGCTACTATCGATGGTGCTTCCTTTTTCTCTGAACTAATGTCTATATTACATTTTTGCTCATGGTACCATAAACTATTGCGCGCTTTGTATTCTTTGCTACAGAATTTACATGTAAAGCGACAAATGGGATAATTGTGTTCAAAAATCCCCGTTTTTGTTCTATTTTTATGCTTTTCTGTCATACAGTGTTTAGTGTAATCCTTTTTGTTATTGGTTTTGATGCCACAACATTCGCATGTAAATCGAAAAGGCACACCATGGGAAATTTCGGTCATTCTGTTCTATACATTTATAGAATAAAAAAATCCCTAAATCATTTTCGCCAAAAATGTTTAAAAAGTTATGCTCACAACATTTTTCATAAAAAAATGAAAATGAGAGCATAATGGTCTCAATTCGTTTTTTGGCAAGGTTTTGGGCCGGGCGATTTGGCCCTTTTGGTTTTTGGACATTTCTAGAAATGTCCAAAATCGGTTTGTGAAAATTCAATTTGAAAAAATTCTTGGATTTATTTATCTATTATTTTTATTTTATTTTATTTTATGTAAAATAGTAAGTTAATTTGGTTGTTAACGTAAAAAGTATGGCGCCCCACATTGTATCAAGCACGACCGCAGATGGTTTCCATTTCTGAAGTATGGCATAATTTGTTGTTTCATAGACGCCGTAAATAACCAACCCTAAGAGAAATGCATCTGTCAAAGGTTTTTTTGGTGCAATGATGAAATAATTCAGACCAAATATAAGGAAAATATAGCAAAGAATAGCACCAGATACATTGAATTTGATTCGCGTTCCTTGAATGGATTGCACCAATTTATTGAAAAAATTTGAGAAGAGGGAGAGATAGAAGAAATCCAAGAATAGCATAGCCGCAGCTGAAACAAGAATCTGCTTGAGTTTCATCTGTTATATATTAGTGATAGCAAAATTATTTCTTTATTATGATAGAAGCCGGATGAATTTTGGCTGTATCGAAAAAGAAAGCAGATTTTTTATGTTTTTTTGTAGTTTTGAGTACGCGCTTTCCCCTTTTTATCTTATATGTTTTATATTTTGTTGGCATATATAACATATTAATATTTTTATACGGACGATGCGGATAAAAGCATATTCTCTCCATCAAAAGGAGTAAATAAAGGCTGATGAGAAGCTTCTATCGCTATGGGCTCGCTCGCTTGCGGTGGTGGAGGTGGAGGCTGCTGAGGGGGCGGTGCCGATTCAGAGGGTTTGACATATATAGTCTTTATCGTATTTTGACCATTTGAATTCGCGGTGGATACGGTGGGAATATTATTGTGCTTTACATTTTGTATTTGCAAGAGTTTCGCCATAAGATGAGGAAGAATAGCGACCGAATTCATATAGGTTTTATATTTGAAACTAGCGACACTGGCTTCTTTTCCAAACTCAATACTATACCACCAATAAGCTGGTATATAGAGAATATGTCCTTTTCTCATTGTTAAATCTAAACACTTGATTTTATCAAAATCGGCTTTATAATGTTCTTGAATTTCCCATGGATTAATCGGTGAACTGAATTCAAAATTTTCATAATCTTTTTGCTGATACAAATATTTAGCGCTTTTTGGTTGTGAAAGTTTAACAGTAATTTCACCTTCGGTTACTAACAAATAATTTCGATAGTTTAAATCATATCGAAAAGGCGTGCGAGTGTTTTCCGCGGCAAATAAGAAATCGTAAGAACAATGCGCCAGCATATAGGGTCGCAAAAAAACATCACTATATTTCAGCGTTTTGATAATACATGTTTCTTCTAGAAAATCCGTATTATTTTCGACTAGATATTTATTCTCTACATCTTCGCGTATGACTTTTAAAGCATTGCTAAAAGCGAGCGGGACATATAAATTATTTTGATTATCATCCATTGATTGTTTTACATTACGGATTTTAATATCAAAGGCTCCATACGTATCCAACATGGCACCGCGTTGACAGACCTCAAATATGCGGTCATTATGAAAATGAAAGAGAACCGGCTGCCGCAAATCGCATATTTCTTCTAATTTATCTTTGGTTGGATTATCTATTTCATAGATTTCTAAATCATTACTGGTTTTTAATTGAAAATACACATGAAGATAAAAAAAAAGTACCAAAGAAAAAACTAGAATAATGAAGATTATATGCATTATTAACTATTTTATTTCAATACTTCTTTATTTTTGTATATACGCAGCGTATTATTTGTGTTTTATATATTACTTATTATTATGTCATATCGGCAATTGGCGATTAAATTATTCTTATCGGCATCGGCATTCATTTCGTCGACAATGGTCTCAAAGAGGTCCCAATTAACGGAACGCCAGCCTACGTTGTCCGGATTAGAGCGTGGGTATATATAATGCGCGTTAAGTTCGCTGTTTATTGGATCCCAGTACGATGTAATTTCTTTGATAATGTGGTAGCTGCGCAAGCGCGAGATACCAATATCAAAATGCCCCAGGACCAATAGCTTGAAGAGGATCTGCTTCGTGTATGGGTTTTTTTGGAGATGCTTATATACTTCTATGTCAATGGCCCAGGTATCTTTATTCGACACGGCATAGATACAAGCGCAATCAACGGCTTGGAAAAGGAAAGCTAACCGAAAATTGCCAGCTTCAATTTGTGTTTGGATCGCATTGTGATCGTCTGGATTTACGATAAATTCTAATCCTTCGGATGTTTTATACATCGGTTCAAGCACAACATAATCGGAATCATTTGCGTTCATCATTTTCTTGGTTTCTGTTATATTCTTGGGTTATTAATTTTTAATAAATAAAAAAGAATTTCAATTTTTTGTTTATTTGTTTATATATTTGTTTATATATTTATTCATCATCCACGATTTTTGGTGCGAGGTGAATGCGGGCAAAACTGTCCGGATCATTATTGTCGCCGAGAGGATATTTCATTATCATCGGCCGTCCATCAATAAATCCCAGTTCCATTTCGGTCGCTAGTTTGTTGAATTGACACATCATTTGGATATAGCGGAGGCTGTAAGTCTGCTTCAAGACGGTCGAATCCGGGATCGCATACTCGGACAAATCTTCGGATTTAATTTTTGCCGTCATTTTACCATCTTGGCCTGATGACATCAATTCGACGTCGTCTTCGTTGAATGTTAAACTTAAGTTATCATTGAATATACTGAGCTGGTTAATAAGAGAATGGAAGACTTTTGATTCGATCGTCATATCCACCAGCGTATCAGCGATGACAACATCCATCAACTGGCTTTCTATATCGACCAGCGATATTTCGTAATATTTATTGAATTTTCCCGAAGCGGCGGCATTGTTGCCATTTTCAAAGCTAACATGTAGCTTATCGCTGTCCGGTTCGGTTTCTATAATTAATTCTTGGGCATCGTTCCACGTATTGAGAACTTTATTCAGCATGGTGATATTTATGCCGATGGTTGCCATATCGGTCGCGGGGTCGAAAATGTATTCTTTGAACCAGGTACTCTTTAACTGGCACTCGAATAAAGAGCAATGGCTGTCGTCCATACATTGGACATACACTTGGTCGGATTTAAAATACATTGACGTATTTTCCGTAAACGATTTTAAATTGGCGAATATTGTCGCGAACTGTTGGCTCTTACGGGCGCTAGCAAAGACGATTCTCATTTTGTTATTGGATGTGGGTGGGTTAACTTATAAAAGAACAAATGATTTAAATCAATTTTTTCCAAAAATAAAAAAAAGAATCGTAATTCTTTTATTTTTCTTTATAATTTATTCCTTACAAATGTTTAATAATACATTTTACAGCATTCTTTATGTGTAGGCCAGTCGGCTGTTTGACACTTTGAACTACAATAACGCACAGAACCGCCGCATTGACCACCACATTTTTTTAAATCGCCGTGAGATATATCGCAGTTTTCGCAGCGAGGCGCATCTGGTTGATTTTTTTTCTGCTGGATGACAAATTTTCGCATTTCTTTCATAGCTGCCTTCCAGCCAAGCCGCCATCCATCGCGCCAAGAATAGTCGCAACCCGTACAACCAAACGTGTTTTCGGCTTCTGTATCTGATTCGCTGGCGCTTTCATCATCTGCTGCTTCTGCTTCGCTTTCATCATCTTCGCTTTCGTCTGCTTCGCTTTCGTCTGCTTCGCTTTCGTCTGATTCGCTGGCGCTTTCATCTGACTCTTCTTCATAGTCCGGATCGTCCGACTCTGCTTCGCTTGCACTTACCTCTTCTTCGGAGTCGTCATCTTCCTCTTCGCTAACTACATATTCATCACTATCATTTTTTTTTTCATAATCGGAATCATCAATCGACACACAATTTTCGCACACAGGTTTCTCAAGGCCATAAGCAGTGCTAAAATAAAACACTTCCTCGCCAGTGAAATCGCAAACAGCGCAAGTTGTCGTTTCATGGCAATTGTCGCTTAAATCTTCCGTTATAATTTCGTTTTTAAAATGCCAATTATAGACGGCCCAATTTAAGAAGGAAACCGAATCATACGCAATCGATTTTGATGTTGGCAACAGCTTACACAGGGCCGTTATCTTTACGTCGTGGTTCAAGTCGCTCGCTTGCGCAAACAATTTATGGAGCAGATAATACAAGTGCGTTGACATCGCATAAAAGGTGCCTTGAACTGACGCGTCATGGGAGTTATTAAACTTGCCCAAGTAGGCCGGTTTTTGTGTTTCCAATGCGTCGCGAAACACACGATTAGGTTCGATTGTATTATCCTCGCCTTTTTCCAAAGCCGCCTTATAAGTTTCGACTAACCAAGTCGATTCCGACCGAGTAATACTATAGAGTTGACGTTGCTGTTGTTGCGTGGTAGAAGAAGCCATTTTGGTTGATTTCTTAAGGGTTAAGATAACCTTTAAGAAAAAAAAGCAATTCAATTTTTTTGCAAAAAAATTTAGACGGGGGAAGAATAAATATCATTATTCATATTTTTAAAATCAATATCCGAAAGAACCGATTGAATTAAATCCAAAGAAATTGTATCTTCTTGATTATCGTGTATTTCTTCCAAAGTCGGTAAGCGTTTTTTCTCTAATTCGAAAGAAGTGATAAAATTGTCTAATATTTTTCTTTTATCCGCCCGTAATTGTTTTGTAGCAATCGCATTTGTATCAATGGCAATGATTGCCTCGCTAACGGTAGTTGGCGGCGCTTTATAGACGACGCGAACAACAGATTCAAGCGAATCACAAATTTCCGGTTTAATGAGTTCTTTAAATAAAAGTTGTTTTTCGGTCAATGATACTACATTGCCTTCACTGTTATATTGAATCTCGCCGCCTGAAAAGGTCTCTTTGAATAAAGCGACGACATGCTTGGGTATAGATTGGCTGGTTTCAATTAAACGGTCGAATTCTTCTTTGGCCGATTTTATTAATTGCGTGACGGGGGTACGTTCAACCGGTGATTTGGCTAACTCCGTCTTGATATTGCGATAAAATTTCCCCCAAGAAATAGAACTCACACGATGCGATTCATTTAATTCACTAATTTTTAAAAATTGTTGAATCGTGGTCAGTATGCCCGCGATTAAATTCACACTGCCGATCACCATGGTTGCCATACTGAGGTATTCCTGAGGTATTTTGTCTTGCGCAAAATTGGCAGTACCGGTGACTGTGCTCATAATAATAACGGGTATTGTGAACCACCGGTTTTTTCGCGCAAATTCTCGGGTGGTTTTTTCATGAAGCCATTTATAGCAGGCCGCTTTGTCGGCCCAATCAATTAAAATCTTTTCATGATGCTCGGTCCATTCGACGACGGGCTGGAGAGAATTATAATTGGGTTCTATTATTTCGGTCATTATATATTATAGTAAAAAATAAAATGTCGCTAAAATATATAAGCATATTTAAAATGACAGAATTAAACGCAGAACCGCACGTAGAACTGTGTACAGAAAACAACTTCGAAATAGTGAAACAACTTCGCGTCGAATTGAATAATATATTCACCGAAATAGACGGAAAGACGAAAATATTAAATGATATTTATGGTGAGTTAGTTAAAACCCATCAAGATAAAAATTATACCATCGGATTAGATTCCTTTCATTTTCAAAATAAACTGATACAATTAGAGTATGATAATATGAAGAATGTCTTTAATTTCATTGATAATCGCGTTTATTGTGAATATTACAAACTTCATCGGATGCTCTTTGAGTTTATTGGTAAGGATGTCAAGGATAAAACGATTGTCGATAAATTACTTATAACCCATAAAAAATACCCGATATATAAGGATTTAGAACCGATGAAAATATATGATTTCAATATTACGGTGGAAATTAATAATACCATACATAATGCGATTGAAGCTTTGAAAGAATATCTCTCGGCACAAAAGGAAGAATTGAAAGAAAAGCAGAAACGGTCGGCGATGGGCATCAATATACACAGTATTATACACGAACAAGTGTATAATAATATTATTTTGGAAGAGAGAATACATATGTTTGAAAATTATTTAAATACTTTTATTTCGCATCATTCGAAATATTTTAGTCGTCTTACGATTAAATTAAAGTTGATGTTGGGTATAGTGAATGAAGATTTTCATTTGAAAAAAAACAAGGTACCCGGAACGAAAGGGTCCAAGAAAGATATGAAAATATTATGTTTTAATGACGTATCAGCACCTAATTCAGCTGATGATAGCTCGGATAGTTCGTCGCTATCATCGACTTTATCTACGCCGAAATCATCGATGAATGATTTGGAAGAAATAAATGTGCGAATGCTGATTGGGGATACAAATTCAAATGAATTGGAGAGCGAATTGAATACCATTTTACAACATATACCGCAAACCGAAGAAGAAACCTCTTTAAGAAGAACGGTAAAAAACTTGGAAGGGGTTTAACTTATGGAGAGTTGAATATTTCCGGACTTTCCGGTGGGCACAAGCGAAGCAGTAGAAGACACAAGCGAAGCAGTAGAAGACACAAGCGAAGCAGTAGATGGCTCAATCGCAGGTGGTGGTGTAGCAGGCATAGAATATTGATTTTGTAATTTCATCATAGCTAAACTAGTTTCCATCGCGAAACTTTGAACATTGGTTAGTGTTAGCTGTAAATTCATGATTACTTCTTCCAACATTTGTACTTTTTCTTCTAAAGTACTAAGGCGATCATTACATTCAGCATCACATCCTTGTTCTTGAATCTGCGAAAGGCCATCAGATTGTATTGGTAATGCGGATGGAGTTGAGACTAGACTTATTTTAGTATCCATATTGTTTAAACGTTGCTCATGGACTTGTAAAACCTGCATAAAATGCATTGGCCCGTTGATTTGTAAACTATCTGGATCGACCAATCGCTGTTTCCCTCCAGAAGGACCAGCAGTAGCTTTCACATTACTACAACTGATAATCGGCTGTTGGCTGGGTTCGGATTTACTGCGTCTGTTTTTGGCTGCTGCGATTCCGGCTGCTCCACTCATTAAATTATATTCTTTGAAAATATAATTTATCTGGTTTATTTTCGCATTTCCATTTTTATTGTTTCGTGCGAAACATAATTTAAAACTTCTAGATCGGCTAAAGAATAATCTTCAATACTTTCTTTCTGAGATTTTATATTTAAAGTTGGAAAAGGAAAAGGTTTACGAATAATTTGTTCGGCTAAAGCTTCTTGATGGTCGTCATAAATATGACAATTTCCTAAATGATAGTAAAAATCGGTCGCGATTAAACCACAATGTTTGGCGAGTAGATGTGTTAAAAGCGTGTATGATGCTATATTAAATGGAATACCTAGACCAGAATCTCCGCTGCGTTGATATAAACTACATGATAAATGGTTTCCTTTAATAACATTAAATTGGCATAATACATGACATGGAGGTAAAGCCATTTCTTCAAGTTGACAGGGATTCCATGATGACATAACCAAACGTCGAGAAGTTCGCGTATGTGGGTTTTTTAAAGAATTGATAATGTATTCTAATTGATCGACTCCTTTCCCAGTATAATCATCTTTACATGTCCCATACGGAGCGTTAAAATGTCGCCATTGATGGCCATAAACAGGTCCTAAATCGTTTTCGGCGCGATCATAGAGTTCAATATCATCTAAATACTCGCGCGAGGCATTGCCGTTCCAAATACCGACATTTTGGTCTTGTAATATTTTATTATCGGTAGATCCTTTTATGAACCAAAACAATTCTTTGGCACATGTTTTCCAAGCTACCTTTTTAGTTGTCAGCAGTGGCCACACTCCATCTGCTAAAGAAAAATGCATCGCACTACCAACAACTGTTTTAGCATTTCCATTGCGACCAGTCTCCATGACTCCCTCAATCAATATATCAGAAATAAGATTCAGATATTGATGTTCTTCGTGTCTATTCTCGCCATTAAAATCATGTTTATTTACTTCTAGTGTTCGACGCAACATTTATATACAATACCTAAATTGATTTTTTTAATTTCTTTTCATAAAACATAATGGATAAAATTAGTGATAGTGTAAAATCGGTTCAACATGAATCATCCGGGTTTTTAAATTATGTATTCAATTTTGACACCGAAAACAAAAACCGGATGATGAATATGATCCAATATACTTTATTAACGATTATTCCAGTTTTGCTTCTCTTGCGCGGAATTAAACATATTATTCCGGAAGAAGATGATACAAAAGGGAGTATAGAAATTTTAGCAGAAAGTGTTGGGCAAGTTATATTAATTGTCTTGGCGATTTGGTTTACAAATAAAATAATTAATTATATTCCCACGTATAGTGGGGAAGAATATTCCAAATTTAATGAAATCAGCTTTATTATTCCTTTCATTATTATCTTGGCTACAATGCAAACCAAACTTGGTGCTAAATTTAATATATTAATTGATCGAGTTATGAAATTAATTTTTGGCGGGAGAGAAGAGCAAAAAGGGGCACAACAACAAGGACAAAATGTAGTACGTATTTCACAACCCATTGGCGGCGGTGGTGGTGGCGGACAGCATCAGCCCAGTCAAGCCGATTATTTAGATCGAAATCAATTACTACCATCAAATCCGGCTTTATCGTCGATGCCGACTAAATTTCCGCCGCAACAATTACAACAACAGCAGCCGGCGCCTGCCCAAGATTATTATCCCATGTCAAACGAACCCGTTGCGGCGAACGATGGTGGTAGTGGCTGGGGATCTTGGTAAGGCGAAGCAATCAAAAAACCATCTGGTAGTTTAACCACTATTGGATAGTACAAAAAGCCTGATGAAAAGTATCGGTTATGGCACGCCAATGTTGTAGACGCGTTTTGTGTCGTTTTAATTTATACATCATATTATAATATGACGTATAACGTAAAATGTTTGCCTGGTACATCTTGTTTTAGTGATGTTATCACAAATTATTATTCAATGACTCCTTCACAATTCAAAGAATATTTTTTCCCAAATATACAAACAGAAATAGTATCAAAAGATAACGAACCGTCAGATATATTTATAATGGATGTAAATCAATTTTCAGATAGCAAAAACCCAAGTAAAATAAATATGTTATTGTGTATTGAAAATTTAGCTAATCCAGAATTTACTTGGTATAAGCACTATAATAGATTTGGAGAATATGGAGATAATCGAATCAAACTATATATTTATAATCATATTGATAAAATTAAAAAAACCAATGAATATCTGGCCTTACCCGTTATTTACTTTCGCATGAATTATTTTAAATTAAAAAAAGATTATTATTTCAATCATCCGGATTTACAAAAAACTTTTTCCGAAAAGAAATTCTGTTTAATGATAAATAAATCAGGAATAAATAAAAAAACAAACGCATTCAGTAATGTATTAAATTCTATAGGACAGGTAGATAATATACATATATACAATAATTATATAGAAAATAAGTCATGTTATAATTCAATCGAATTATTAAAAGTATTCAATCAATATAAATTTATTATATGTTTCGAAAATTCGTATAATAATGGATATATTACAGAAAAAATATTTAATTCTTTTTTTTCTAAGTCTATACCATTGTATAGTGGCTCCGAAAAAATTCATGATTATTTTAATAAGGATAGTTTTGTTAATATAGATGATTCATATAATTATATAAATCTTATCAACGAATTGAATAACAATGAGTTGTTATATAATCAATATATTAATAATGAAAAAATAAATAATTCTTATAAAGATGAAAATTTTTTGGAAGAAATGAAAAATTATATTGATTCTGAATTAAGAAATTATGAAGAAAAGAATCCTTGAATAAATCTGCGGTGGTTTTCCCCCGAGGAAGGAGGGGGGGTGTGGTGGTTTTCCCCCGAGGAAGGGGTGTGTGTGGGTGTGGTGGTTTTCCCCCGAGGAAGGAGGGGGGGTGCGGGGGTTTTCCCCCGAGGAAGGGGGTGTGTGTGGGTGTAATCCGGCAGATTGGAAGTGAATAAGAGAAATGTGAGGGAAGTAAAAAAAATTGAAATGCTTTTAAGAAAAGGAGTGAAGAGTAAACAAGCCGAGATCGAAAA